CCGTCACCGTAACCGTAACCGTAACCGGAACCGTCACCGGAACCGTAACCGGAACCGTCACCGTAACCGTCACCGGAACCGTAACCGTAACCGGAACCGGAACCGTAACCGGAACCGTCACCGTAACCGTCACCGGAACCGTAACCGTAACCGGAACCGGAACCGTAACCGTAACCTATTGTTGCCATACTTTCACTCCTTCGATACTAGTTTTGGCCTTCTCTGTTACATCCAAAATTTCAATTGCCTGCAAGAGTTCCACTCGCGGTACTGCTACCGGAAACTTACAATCACCGGGCCTGCTCGTACCATCAACCGCCAATTGAGACAGCGATGCCGCACCAGCCCAATACCACAGTCGGCGTGCATTCGTCAGGACAACTTCTTGGCCACTGCGTGATTCGATAGTTCCCGCAAATACACCAGCAGAGTAAGTGCGAACGATTACATATTTACCGTTTTGTTTTTTCGCCACTTGGAATATCCTCCACTGAACATTCAGCATCGATATGTCTGAATGCTCTAGCAAGACATTCCCACTACCCGTCTATCAGCATCGACAGCCACGCCACTACATCCTCGTCCAACTCGTACTGCCTGCCATTCACGCTCACCTTGCCCGTGTTAATCGCCGACTGGATCGACCGCCGGAGACTATTCTGATGATTGCGGTTGGCAGCGCCGTTGTTATGACCACCACCTGACGCTTTGATCTTCACCGCCCCTTCCGGCTGCTTCTTAATCAACTCCGTCTGCTGTGCCTGCGATAATTTAGCAATCGCCCGCGCCGCGCTCCCTTTCAGCCTGCCATCCGCCATCGCTTTCTCTGCTTCCGGTGACAGGTTAATCAGCGCCGCACGTTGCCGCACAAACTTTACCGCTTCTTTCAACTTCCCATCTGCCGCTCCGGGGAAATAAACGTTCGCTACCTGCTCCTCGGTCATCGCCCACTTTTTCATCAGCATCTTGATGTTGTGAGCATAGTCCAAGTCCGTCAGCGCATTCCGCATATGGTTCTCGGAAATCGCCAGCAGAAATCCCTCTTGCTCGTTCGCCTGAGTGTACGTACACCTGAGCTGCATCGGTGTCGTGACCAGTTTGCGCCGGTTAATCTCCGACACTGCCCTGTACCTGCTGAATCCCGCGCATAATACAGGCCGATCGCCGTCCTTGCGAACGACCACCGGAGTATGCTGACCATTGGCGAGGATGTCCTGTATCAGCCACTCAATATCCGGGAGGTCATGCCGGCCGTTGAGCGCGGGCCGAATGACAATATGCTCGGGGAGTGCCCGATATTCCGATGTGCGATTGATCTCTTTGCCGAATTGAACCGCCATATCGACTACTCCTTATCCCTATCCAAGTCCCCGTTCTCGCCGCTGTGCGCCCGTCTCCGCCACACATCCCGGACATCGCAATACGCATACACCGCGAACCTGGCGACGATCCCGGCGAACACCACGACGGCCAGCGCGACCACTCCCGCATCGGATACTTTGTTGAACAGTTCACGCATGGACGCTACCCCAATCTGTAATCTGTGCTTACGCCAGCACTTCAACTTTCACCTTGCCGCCACTCATTACCCATTCCGGCACCTGCATCTTGAACTCGAACGGCAGGACAGGCCACACCGATTCCGGTAATTCACACATGGCATCATGATGTCCTATAGGGTATGCTCCTCTGCTTTCGGGATAAGAGGCAGAGTATCCGCCGACGATCCATTTCCATCCTGTTACACGCCATAGTGCCAGTGCAATCGGGCACTTCCAGCAGTCCGAGCGGATACCGTTGTCGATGTCGGATTGGGTTACTGCGACAATAATAGTGACCATTGCGCCCATTATCCGTCCTGCCTTTCGATCTCCGCCTCCGCCCGCACCACTGCTTCAATCAGCAGCTCAGGAGCAATAGCGGCGATATGCTGAATCACAAACTGCCGGAAATCCCGCTGGATCATTTCACTGCTGTACGATCTCAGGATTTCATCGTACTTGTTACGCGCCCGGATGCTGAGCTTGTTCCGCAGTTGTCTGACGCCACGCACTGATGTCATTTTGTGTCTACCCTTCAATCGCCATCTTAGGCAGCGACCTATACTTCCGCGTCTCCGATTCGCAGAACGTTGCAATATCCCGCAAACATCGGCGCTCGAATATCGTATTTTTCTCCGGCGCTTTGTCTTGCCCGGGTAGGCCACTTCGCGGAACCGGATGAACTTGGCTTCCTCTTCAGCGTCCATTACAGTTCGTCCCTGTACGACAGATGCGTCCGGGCCTGTGCCACAATATGCGACACGATATAAGCGTTCATCGACTGGCCCCGGATACTGGCCGCCCTGCGCACCTCGTCCAAGTCCCTGCGTGTCCGGAAGCGCAGGCGCAGGCCCACCTTGCGCCGCTTCTTTTTCACTTCGGGAGTTTTACTGTCCGTCACGCGCCTCATATTGACACCATGATGACACCTTGTCAAGAAAATAATTTTGCCCAATCCCGCCCATAGTTCTTGCATTCCTGTCAATCAGGTATAGAATTTATTCGGTCCCACCCAATTACCATCATCGTCAGTTGTACGCGGAGCCTCTTTCGTGCCTAAAGCCAAGCGCAAGCCCCCTGCGGCTGCGACCAAACCCATTCAGCCAGAATTGCCCGGATCGCTCGAATCGCCCAACTCTCCATCCCAGACTCGGCCTCTCGTCCGCCGATCCCGTTTCATCGTCGATACCCTGTTCGCCCGCCACGAACTCCATCTCATCGGCGGTCCATCTCACGCTGGCAAGACCATGCTGTTGTTCCATATCATGGAACAATGGAGCCAGCACCTCAATGTATTCGGGTACCCATCGCATCCCGCGCCGTTCTGCTACGTGTCCTGCAATCACTCCATGAACTCCTGCCAAGAAGCCGCGCGATGCGCTGGCATCAGCAGTTCTATCCGAATCCCGATGGTTTCCCTGATCGACAACGCCTGTAAAAAGAACTTTGACAACGTATACGATCTGGCCTGTTCCGTCGAGCCTGACGTGGAAGTCATCTTCCTCGACGGCATTCTCTACATCGCCGGCAGCTCCGGCATGGACAACGTGGTCATCGGCGATTTTCTCTCCGGCATGATACGCGACATGAAGCAGAAGCAGATTACCGTAATCGCCACCAGCCGATGCGCCAAGCCCAAAGACAACCGATCCGCCATACGCTCTATCGACCGCTTGCTGGGGGCAACCGCCTGGACTGAACTATCCGACACCTTTATCGCTATTGAACCTAAAGCTCCAAACAATCCCCGCAGCGACCGCCGGACTGTCACCGTCATGCCCAAACGCGCCGCCGCATTCACGCTCTCTTACCGATTCAGCGGCGAAGGCAAGCTCTGCGAGATATCCGAAGATGGCAGCGCGGACTCGCCCGAACGTCTGGACGAAATTGCCATCCTGATCGAAGTGCGCGGCCCCGGCCAGCGCATCTCTACCGCTGATCTGCTGGAAATGGGGCGCGAACTAGGCGTGGTCGCCCGATCCTCCATGATGAACTACATCACGGTACTGATGCGACAGGGTAGATTGCTGGATGGCGGCCACGGCTGGTACGTCACTCCGACAGTCCAATAGATTGGTCCAAAATCAATGACCGCTACACAGTCGGTAGTCTGCCAAATAGGTTAATAAACTCTCCCTCCAGTTTGGACATCTCTGCTATCGCTTTACTCGTTTGTGTTACCAGACATTTATCCTTACACTTCTCTATCCACACTTTTAGCCTTTCAATCCGAGCCAGCAGAGTTCTCCGTTTCTCTTCGGATTGCTGAGGCGTCAGCATTAGCAGCCCGCCTTCGCTGGAGGCCATTCGCACGAATGAACCATTTCGTTTTTCGCTATTTTCGTGTCGCTTGATCCAATTACAGTTCGCGCACAAAATCTGATAACCTTCTCCTCTGCAAGACAGCACTTTTTTGTAAAGCCCGTAACTTCCTAATGTTCGCAGCTCTCTCCCTCCTCCGCCTGCCACATGATCTAACTGTAGAGCGTGTTCATCGTCGAACCCGCACCGCTTACACCGCTTGCCCAGCAAAGCCATGACTAGGCGGCGTTGTTTCTGTACGCATCTCTTTTGGTAGTAATACGCTGGTTTAGGCATAGGACATCTATAGTATCATCCAGCAGGTATAATACGCAACAAGGGTTTAAAGATAGAATCATAGCATAGACATCATGGACATTGAGCGTAACTAATATAATAATCAGTCACTTAAAATGTCTGTCCAAGCCAAAAACTAGATTTAACTTGTCCAAGACATTGCTTAAACATTGAAACGCTTGGACATTAATATAAGTATATGTGTACATTAAACTTAGGTGCCAATGTCCATCCATTGTACCCCCTCTCACGCGAAAAATCTCCTGCTCAGTTCAAGCAGGCACAAAAATAGGGGACAGATTCCCGAAAATCTGCCCCCTCCCAATTAGACATCTGTGATTCTAGTGCTTTTTGGCCTTTTTCCCTCCTTTCGTATTCGCTGGCCGCCGCGCCGCCTGTCTGGATCGCTTAGCAGGACGTTCAGCCGGACGCTTAACAGACTCAGGCTCGGGTTTCGGATTGCGGTCTGTATCCGATTGCCCTGCATCCGGCTCACTACTCTCATCGTCCAATTCGCCGTCCCGTTCGTCCAATTCGTCTTCCGGCTCGAAATCCCAGCCTTGGTCCAGTTCATCTTTCGGTTGTTCGTCCTGTGTAGTGTCGCCGATGCTCGTGCTGCTCGGAATCCGAAGTCAAGTTCCTCACAATCAGCTGGACGAAAGGCGGAGGGGAGGAGCAGAGAAGAAAGACTGGACTGACGGGGCGGACACTTTACATAAAAGTCATCAGCCGCAGATTTCCTAACACTTGGTGTTTGCTTTGCCATAATTGCAACCAATCCAGATATAAAAATGGCGGTGAATGTATCCACGGAGGAAGTCAGCAATCGCTCCAGTAGTATTTCCCGCCCTGCTCCGGCCACTCCACTCGATGCAATGGCCACTCCACGGCTAACTCTTTCCGCACCTCGTCCACGCTCAGGCTCCCGCGCACCGGCGCGTCCACCCACTGCCCGCCGGTCTCCTCACATCGCATCAGCCAGGTGCCAGCCGTGACAATTTCCCTGCCGCCAATCGTCCCGGTTATCTGTGGCGGCCCCACTCTCAGCTCAATAGTCATCGGTGGGATATCCGTGACCCCGATCAGGCGGTCGAATCTCAGATTGATATTCATATCGATGCCCATGTTGTCAGTCCCCGGCCAGCGCCCGGATCAGGGTTACATCGCCGATCCGCTTTCTTAATCCATCAGCGGTCCAGTAATACACTTGACACTTGCCATCTTTGTGCTCGAAGGTCACGCACACGACTGGTATGGGCTTCCCCTCAAAACTGATTTCCGTAAAGTAAAACTCTTTGATTGTCACGGCCCCGGTATCCTCCCTTGATCTCCAGACCCTTTAGAATGCCTACTGCGCTCAATCCTGGGCGATTTCAGCCCCCTATCTCCCCGTCCCCCCTATCCCAGCCTCATTACCTCCGCCGTACATTTCACGCAGCCCTTGATATGCTCCCTGACCTCTCTGCGCGCTTCCCGCTCGTTCGCCCGCAACACTTCCCGCTGGTCTGCCTGTGTCCCCCACACGTGATTGTTTTTACAGCTATGCAGGTCCGGTACTGTCTTTCTGCCGCAGATTGCGCCGGACGTGTGTCCGCTATGCCCAAAACAGGGACAGCTACAGCCTGCAAACGGGCACCGTTCCCTACACGGATGGCTGTCAGCGAGTCCCATTGCCGCCGCTCGCCGCTATTACCATCGTCCAGTACAACCACGCCACTCCCATCACGCCCGCCAGCAGCACGATGGCGGCGATAACCTGACCGATACGTCCAATCCGCCCGATCGTCCATGGATGCATCTGTCGTTCAGCCTGTGCCTCATCCTGTGCTTGTGGCTGCTCGTATAATCGCTCGCAGTCGTCGTCATCCATCTGCATGCCGATGCGATAATCGTTATCTCCCATTGCCAGTCCCTCCATCCGTGTCCGTCACTCCTGCTATGGAATCAACTCCAACAGCGCCGCCATCTGTTTGCGCGTCCCATGAGGCACTACACCAAACAAGCGCTCGTACCTTCCCCATGCTTTGGCCAGTAAATCGCCTGAGACATTCAATCTTTTGGCAATCTGCTCTCCCAACTCTTTAGCGTGGGGACCGTACACCCTGATGCTTGCGTTATCAGTGCATTCGCCGTCGGCCATAACCACCGTGTAATCGTCGCCTGTGTGCGCTTGCCAGTGCTCGACTTTCTGTTGCTCTTGCTCATGTTTCATAAATCACATCCATCCTGTGGCATCGGGTACCGACTCAGTATCAGCGGACTTGAGTTCACAGAACTTGCAGTAATTCCTGTGGCAGAACTCGGCCAATTGAAGGGGCGAATCAAACCAAGGAGTCAGACGGAACCCGCGTATCCCCGCTGTAACTTCGGTATTTTGTCCGAGAGAAAACATCGGGTGACCCGCTTCGGGATGATCATCTGTTCCGGGCCAATAGTCCTGCATCACACCCACATCGAACATTTCGCATACTTCCCGCAATTCTAGGTATGGGTCAACTTTGCTTTTTAGCTCGGCTGCAATCCGCTTCAAGTCGGCATTAGGCACTTTACTGGACATCCATGGATCATACCGATACTCCTGCCATTTATCGTCGGCGTCTTTGTAAAACAGCCAAGTGAATATCTGTTTTCCGTAGCGGCGATGCCTGAAAGCGAATATCACGCCGTCCACGGTTACTTTCGTTTCCGCAAGTCCCTTGCAGTGGCTCATATGCATTTCCTTTCCGCCGGACACTCTATCGGCAATTCCGCCGAGCCGTCTATCAGCTCAATCACTATCGGCTCTTTCGCCGCCGAGCACAGCGGGCAATCGGACGGCACGATTACCGCCCGATCCACCCGGTCAACTGTAGACACAGACTGTGTACGCGACGATCCGTGTGATGCCATAACCGTCAGCGCCAATGCCAGCACCACTACAGCCACTACCGCACCTGTCATTCCCGTTTTCATAACTCCTCCCGATTGATCTACCGATAATCCAGACAGCTCGCCCCACGATCCGCAAACCGTCTCAGATACCCTGCGTCCGCCCGGCTTCCAGGAAATCTTGTCATCTTCAATCGTTCCAGGTATCCGTGGGAAAACTTTCTGCCGTTGCATCGTCCACCTGTGTCCGCCACTTTGAGAGATATCCGTGTATGCAGCGCCTTGACAAATTTCCTCTGCCACGCTCTGGCGTCCGGATCGTCCGCGTACTCGCCTGTTTGCAATGCGGTCAATCGCGGACGAATATACGCTAGGTACTCGCCGACATGTGCATACCGCCACTGCCCGCCCTGTACACGGTCCACGAATCGCCGCTCACAATCCGCGCGGCACTCCGAACAATCGGCATGACTGACTCTTCCGGCAATGTGCTGCCTGTGCGCTAGTGACTGCACAGTGACTCCTTCGGCTTCGGCGATTCCTTCGCCAGTCCCGCGCGCGTATTCAGCGTCAGTGTCCGCTCCGTCACCTGTATGCGGGTCACTTTCTGAAAGTCTCCCGCTCCGGCAATTACTTCCGCTCTTGTCGGCTGATAGTCAAAGTGATACTCCGTGCTCGCTTTGTATCCTGCCCAAGCGATGCCTGTAACTTTCACGTCATAGCTAGTGAATTTCATAGCGTAACTGTCCTCCCGTTTAATTTTGACTCGACTTGATTCCTAGATAACCGTGTACTGTCCCGACCCATCCAAACCGGATGTAATCATCACGTCCATAACCGGGCTAAGAGTCACTCTCACGTTGTAGTTTTTTAGTGCCGTCTTAATAGCCGCCAGCTTGGCGTATGGATCTTTCTTGCGGCACGATGACATGACGGCTTCCCGCGCCGCGTGATAGTCGCGTAATCCGTCGGTTGTTCCCATGACGTGCCTTCCGTCGATGACTTCTCGCACTTCGCCGATTTTGCTCATAGCGTCCCTCCGATACCGCTAACCGCTCAGTGATGCGCCCATACGCTGACCGCCGTACCGGCGCATCGCTCAGGAGTTACTCCGCTACACTGCCCACTGCCCATCTGCTCAATCCGGCAACGGTTCTCCGCACCATTCGCACCGTGTACCGCTATCTCGCTCATCGGAGCGTTCCGGCTTACTGTAGTTCGCCGATGTACGGTAGCCTTCGGCAATAGCGTGCCGTTCGGCATGATCCAACGAGCAGTAGAAATGCACTTCGCCCGTTGCTTCATACGAGCCGTTGACGCCGATTGTATCCAGACCGTAAATGACATGCGGCTTATGAACTTCCCGCGCCAGGTTGTCCGTTATTTTGGCGCGTTCTTCATCCGGCAAAGGCGGTAGAGTCTCGCGCAGTAAGTGACCGTGATTATGCATGTCGAGTTTGTATCCGCCGAGCACCGTCATGTAGCGTTCTGTTTCTTTCGCCATCTCATTTGCTCCCTTCGCTTGCCGTAATTTTGGTCAAATCCTTCATTCCCGCGCGTACCACTTTCGCCCGCACTATCTGCCCCTTGCTCAGCCTGTGTACCGCTACCAATAACGCCTTGATATAACTCTCCTCGTCCATGCACAGGACTTCCCGTTCGTCGCGCAACAGTCTGCCTATGCTGCGTAGTTCCTTGACCGTGATGTCAACGGGGATTCCCATAAGTCACACCTGACCTTACCATCTCGGCATATCCGGCTCAGGCAATCTGCCATACGCGATAAAGTAATCGGCATCACGCTCGATCTCTGCCGCTGTACCCCAGCGCGACCGCTCTGTAATCCCATCGGCTAACAGATTGAATGTGCCGCGCGAGTGGTACTTGACTACGGCGCGTTCTCTGTTCGGTCCCCAGATTTCCCGCGTGTCACCGATCTGCATTCCGTGCGTCATATTGATTGATTCTCCTGTCGATGCCCTATGCTCCGTAAGTCGTATACGACTTTGCCACTCTCTGTGTCCGTTGTCAAGTGGTATTTCACTAATATTCACTAAACCAGCCATTGGCGCAGCCAGCCATTTCACCACACCAGTAACTACATAATTAATCATAGACATACGCACATGTTGATGCGTACTTACCACACTATTGTGTCTTTTTGGTCTATCTATATAGTGCGTAATAGACACACATTTGTGGCTAATTGACCACACTACTCGATCCGAGCCATTGTTTGATCGTCCAAACGTCCGTAATTCACGTAGTAGACACAGTCCTCGCAGATCGTGAATTGGCATATCTCTTGGCTCACATCTTTACCGAACAGGTACTCGCGGTGTCCGCCCAAGGTGCATCCGCACATGTCGCAGGGACGACATGAGAACCATGGCTCGCCGTCCTGGTTGTCTTCTTGCTGGCCGTCAGGCTGACCGTAAGGTATGCAGCCTGTCGATAAGTGAGTTAGTCCTTCGGTAGCTATAAAGGACGCTACGCGGGACTGATAGTCAAGGTACTGTGCTCTGTTCTGAATGTCTGGCATATAGGTTGATCCCCCGGAAGAGTAATTGAGTTTAGCTATGCGCCAAGTAAGTATACTAATGTATGTACATTAGTGCGCTTGTTACCGGACGCATAACGAGAGTCAATTACTGCTACTATCTTGGCTCTAGAGCAGATATCGGTATGCCAGGTTTGTCATCCAGCACAATCGGAGTCTGTAGCCGTGGCTCCAAACTGTAATGGCTATAATCGGACTCGACTCCATCCGCTGTGAATCGTGGCATGCGTAGCCAAGACTGTACGCCGGCCTTCTGCAATGCCTGTGCGTAGTCGATTGCTTCCATGAAGTAGATGAACTGTGCTACGCGGGTACGGCGCGTTGGCGCGTCCTTCGGTGCACTCGCGCAGTCCATGCGGATAGAGTCCTTGCAGTACGCGCAGTGGTCTTGGTGGCGGACTTCGACCCAGTACTGCGCGTCATGCTGGAATTGTTTGTTGCTGGATGGCATCGTATCTTTCATTGTTATTCATCCTTTCCTTAAATTAGACGAGTCCACAGCTACCACGGATGACTGATCGTTTCGTCTGGTTTGTACCAAATAGAATGTGCCACGTCTTGTTACATACGGATTAGGTACAGATATGACCCATACTCTGGTGTGGGCTGTAACGGTAACTTGCGGATAGGAGATAACGTTGTGCCAAGTAGTTAACTCATCCCGCTTAAGTTAGGCATGCGGTACCTTTGGATATAGCCATCTATTGTTCCCCCAGCAGGAAGATTTAATTGTTCGACCGATACATGTGAGTGCTGATCTATCGCGCACTCTACCAAAGTCGTATACGTCTGTCAACGCCCATGTTCAATTAGTTGAACACAATCGTATATCAGTCCGCACGGTCCACAGTCCGCCGATTGCCAAGTGACAGACGCTAACGGGCATCGTCATGTACATCGATATGTGCATCGACTAACGTCTATGCCGGCATACAGGGCAGGCAAAGGGGTAGCCGGGGTGTGCTCCGGTCCACCGACGGGCAAGTGCTGGATCGACATACACTCCTCCCCGATTTTCGCCAATTATGATCCTCACCAATTTTGACATAACTGTCCCCTAAATTTTCTCCAATTTTGGCCTTGACACGTTTACCGCCTGAGCGTAAATTTACCCCAGCATAGGTTCACCTAAAACGGCGAGGAAGTCATTAGGTTTAAGTCCAATGGGAAATATCGTATGGGCTAAATTTACCGATCATGGGCTGGTGACGCGGAGAAATATAACTGACTGGAAAAATAAGATTCGCCGTCAGTAAGCTAGGATAAGGAAAATCGAATTGCAGGTAAAAGTCCTTAAATTAGAGTTGGAGTTAGCTGGGGAAAAGGAGTCTGCCGGCTCGTGAATCGATCCGCTGTGGCTGGAAAGTCGCGGTCTGGAATGCGGACCCGAAAAGGTCCGGGGCGGTGGCCGGACGATTCGGCGGCGGCAACTATATCCATATCCGCCGTTGTACCCGCCGATACACCGAAATATTTTACCGTCGCCGAGGTCTCAATCGTGCTGGACCGGGCGCGGGAATCATGCGGCGGCCTGGATGCGCTGGCCAAGCGGATCAAACAGGTGACCGGCGAGTCGGTAACATTCCAGCATTTGTCGCGGATGATACGCAGCGCTGGTAAAAATGGGCGCGATCCGCAGGGGGCGGCGCTGGAATATCTTGGATTTGAACGGTGCGTGCTGTATCGGAAGATCGATAAGGCGGGAGGAAAATAGATGTGTCGGCACTGTGAGCGGATGGTCGAGGACATCGAGTACAAGCAACTGTTGCATGACTTCATGGCTATCGCCGCCAAGGGTGTAAACCGCAAGCTGCGCGAGGACAATGTCCCGATTATGCGCGATGTCACGGCGGATGATCTGGAAGTGGAGATTAAGGTGAGTGCGCCGACCGTGCGGCCTAATGGGATCGCGTACCATCCGGCGGTGCTGGGGCTGGTGTATCGGGGATTGACGGAGGCGGTCGAGTAAGCGTGACACGAGCCGAAACCAAGCGTCTCCCACATGGCGTCTATCGCGTGTACTGGAAGCCGCGAGTCGGAGGAGGTATGTCTCTCGGCGCAGTGGGATCATTTCAGGATGGAAGCCGCTGGCTGGTGTGCACGAACTGGGTCAGGTTTCCTCCGGATGATAGCCGAGACCGCAAAGCTACGGCGATGATGCAGGCTTACTGGCGAGACGTATCGCATGTGTTTTTGCTAAAGCTGGATAGCTCGAAGGATAAATGAGCATGTATCATCGCCGCCATCGGTCGCGCACACCCCCTCTAAGCACCGTAATCGCCACCTGTTCGCTCATTGGACTAAGCGTGCTATTCGGACTGCCTATGCTCATTGGGCTACTCGACAGGTGGATTAACTATTGGGGGTTGAAATGAAAGACCGGGCGCGCACTGGACCATCTAGCGGATTACGCAAGTCAGGCCGGTCCGCCGCCCGCTATCCTGAGCGCAAGTTCCGGCGGCATATGCTAAAGCTGGCCAAAGAGTCGCTGGTCAATGCGGCGGCATGGTGCGATAAGGGCGAGTGGACATGGGCGCTGGTGATGACCGAGCGGGCGCAAAAGTTATTGCAAGCGGTGAAATCCCTATAAATGCTGTGACGAAGGGACCTGTCGATAGTGGGAAAACTTAAATCCGAATCCGAGATGTCTGCCGAATGGCGGCGGTCTAACCAGGCAAAGGTCGAAGCGGCGGTGGAATCGGTCAAGCGCTATTACTCCGATCTGATATCTCATTGGGATGAGCCGGGATTTGCCAGCGGAGAGCACGATCGCTGGATGCTTTAAAGCATGCATATCCTGATCGACGCCTGGGACTGGCTGCACGCCGAGTATCACCATTTCCAGAAGTATCATGCCGCCGATCAGGATGCCTTCGACGGTAGGCGGCATTATATAGGTGTGAGATGCGTGGCGTGTGAGTTCTCCCGGTCACAGCAGAGAGCAATTGATGAGCATGGGAAGGAACCGAGCGATCAATGAGCGGCGGCCTATGGATTGGCAAATCTGGATTCCGTGCGACTGAATGGGATAGTACCGAGCGTGCTTATGTCGATAAGCCGATACGGAGTCTGTTTCACGAATTAAGATCGGTGTGCCACATTGAGGACGGCGTGACTCTGGGTGACATCATTGAGTTTGTAGTCAGGAATAGTAAGCTGTCAGAACTGGTTGGCGAGTACTCGTGGTGCGACGTGGATGCGTTCGTAAAAGAGTCCCGGCGACCGTGCATCAAACCCAGCGAACTAAAGTATGTCGAATTGACCCGGACTATAGAGATCGATGCCGACCGTATGGGCACCATATTGGGCATCAATGACAGTATCGATGTGCATGGACGCGATGAATCCGATACTCACTATGCGCTGGATTTTTCGCCAGTCAACGAGATCGCGCATCTCCCGGTCAGACTGGCACCGAATGTCACCATACTTGACTGGCGAACGGCGTTTACGGAAAGCAAGGTAACGACTGTCGCCGAGGGTGAAACGTGCTTTACTTTTCTGGAGATCATCACAGAACTGTTCTACGAAATCAGTTTCCACGGATCTCCCGAACAGCGGGATGAGTTCGCAGGCGATTTGCTGGAGGTCAAGCGGCAGGTGGATTCGGGCGAGGCCAAGCTGGTGCCGTGGGAGAAAGTGATAGATGAGGACGACAAGAAAGTAAATTGATGGCGATACACTTCTGTCCATGCCTTATCTTATCGAACTGTTATCCGACCGCATCTCTCACGACAAAATGGGATTCGAGCGCCGCATCAGGTTCTGTCCAAGCTGCGGAACTCAGCGTATCGAGCGGTCAACGCGGTCTGTCGATCCATTCGGCAAGCAGATCAGCGGCAAGGAATACTGGTGCTCGTTATGCGGATTCGGGTTTAACCTCAGGCCGAGCGTGGACTGGAATATCGCGTTGACCAGGTTCAGGGAGCACCGGAAAACAGGCATACCCGACAGACGGTTCGTCGAGGCGGCGGTGGATGCGGAAGTAGTCGAGGCGTGGCGTAAAGAGTACGAGCCGGACAAGCGATCGCGCGGCGGAGTATGGAGCTTGGCGGATAAGCTAAAAGCGGCATTGGGTATCAGAGACTGAGCATTGAGACAGGAACTGAAATTACGTGAGCGATGCCTGCTGTGCCACTGGGAGCCGGATGAGCCGGATGAAGGCGATCACATGCCGGAAGTGGTTGATGATGACACTGGTGTGTATATTTGCGGTGATTGCGAATCTAGAGCAAAAACCGTAACTAGTTTCGGTCTGACTGTGGATGAATTAAGAGAAGCGGTAAGATTGTATAAAGCAAGTAAAGCGCGTCGATGACTATACACTGGCGTTATCTCTACCTGTCGCGGCAATCAAACACTGGAATGCTGAGTCTCTGTATCGGTGGCGGCTGGGTGTCTCTAAGATTGATGCACCGCGTTCCCGTGGATACGCCACTCGCTATTGAGTTCGTCTACAAGTCGGCATATACGCTCAGGTTTATCGTGCATCCCAACGGAGGCAACGCGATGCGGATAGTCTGCGACACGTGCGCCGCCGATTACCCATTTAGCTGGACGATGCAGAAGTTATCGCCGTGCGCCAATTGTGCGGTCAGGCGGCAGAGCGGAGTACAGGTTAAATGGGGCAAGTGGAAATGGGAACGGTTTACAGAAGTATGAAATCACACTCCATATGGGATCATCCTCCTACCGGATTCAGGCTGTACGTGACTAACCCGTATAATGCGCGCGGTGTATGGTTATTGGTTCCGGTGTACTGGTTAGCCGTTATCTGGAGACGTGTAAGGATTGTCTACTATACGCTAGTTCAGATACCGGTTTATCACCGGAGACGAAAAATTTAGTTATGACGCCCCGTACTCGAATCCGCCTGCTCTCCGGTCGGCATCACGTCCAAATCTCTGCGGGACGATGCTCGGATTGCGGCGGCCAGATGCATAAGCTCCTGCATGTCGGCAGGCATCGACGGACAGTGGCGGCGGTCAGTGATCGGTGCGAACACTGTGAACGTCGGAGTTGAATATGTCACTACGTCTGCGCAAACACGCGATCTTCATTCGCCGGGATATCCTCAGGACACACTTTTAGGCTTTCTATATGGTGATCATACAACGCGGACCCGAACCGGATGATGACAAGGACCAGGTGATTGCCTTATGTCTGCGACGATGTGACGCCGTGAGAGTACAGCGGGCATTGCTGAACAAGATGATTCAATGAGTAGACAACTGCGCATCGCTGGCAATCTGTCACTTCCTCTGGATGCCGTCACCCAGACCTTTGCCATTCTCGGTATACGCGGCTCAGGCAAAACCAATACTGCTGTCGTGATGATGGAGGAGATGCTCAAGCACGGCCAGCAATGCGTAGCCATAGATCCAACGAATGCGTGGTACGGCATCCGGTCCTCGCGCGACGGCAAGTCCGCAGGATTCAAGGTGTATATGTTCGGTGGACCCAACGGTGACCTGCCACTAGAGGGAACACACGGTACCATCATGGCGGACTTCGTTGTAGAGACGGGCGCGAGTGTCGTGTTCTCCCTCCGGCACCTGTCCATGAACGATCAGCGGCGATTCGCCATGGAGTTCGGCGAGCGCCTGCATCATCTCAAGGGTAAGCCGGAGAACAGGACACCTCTCTGTTTGTACTTGGACGAAGCCGACGAAGTAGTGCCGCAGCGCATCCCCAAGGGGCACGAGCGGATGTTTGGGGCATATGACCGTCTGGTTCGCCGCGATCGAAATTGCGGACTCGGTGTCGTTCTCATCAGTCAGCGTCCGCAGGTCATCAACAAGGACACACTAAGCCAGATCGAGACTCTGATCTGCCATCGTCTTCTGCATAAACTGGACCGGAAATCCGTCAAGGAGGCGTGGGTCGAGGGCCACGATATCAAGGGCAAAGCCGACGAGTTCTTCGGGGCCTTGGCATCACTCGGCAAGGGTGACACTTGGGTCTGGTCCCCGGAATGGCTGGATATATTCAAACGAGTCCATATCCGGGAACGGGAAACATTCGATAGTTCAGCTACCCCTAAAGCCGGGGAACGCCCTAAGATAGCGCATAAGCTGGCCGAAGTGGATTTAGATAAGTTGAAAGAGAGACTGTCCGAGACGATCCAGAAAGCCAAAGAAGACGATCCCCGGACACTGAGAGCAGAGATATCACGGTTGCAAAAAGAGATCAAAGCGGTGGCGTCCGGTAAAGGGAAAGAAAGAGTAGTCGAGAAATCCTCTGCCGCCGACCGCGCGCTCATCAAGCGCCTGCACGCCGCTCTAGGACTAGCTATAAAAATCATCACCAACGTCAAAGCATTCGGGTTCGACAATGCATCTGTGTCCGCCGATGAGGTCAAGTCCATACTGGACAGGGCATCCGTGCAGATCGCGTCTATCGCTGAGTCCGCTATTACGAGCCGTAGCCAGGAGTTCGACAAGCTCAAGCGCAATGCTGAAACAGTGCTGGCAAAATTAGAGCAGCTAATGGCTGGCGAAGATGTCGAACTGAACGTCAACATCACACGCAACGATCCGGTAACGGTGCGTATTGTGTCGCCGCAACGGTCAGAACGACCGTCAGCGTCAGCGTCAGCGCAGCGAACTACCATTAGCAATAACGGCGATCATCCTAAGCTCCGCGACGGTGCCGAGCGTATGTTATCCGCGCTGTGTCAGTTCCATCCGGGAGGTATGCCTGATGGGCGGTTACGGTCGCACGCCGGACTCAAGAAGTCTGGCACGTACTCTGCGTACAAATCGGACTTGTTTCGTGGCGGATACATCGAGAAGCGCGGCGGCGACCTGTTCGCTACCCAGACCGGGATCGACTACTTCGGCGGCCATATTCCCGATGCTCCCCAGTCTACCGAGGATGTGCTAGCGATCTGGGGACCGAAACTGCGCGAGGGAGCGCGCCGCATGCTCGACCGTCTGATCGCTCACGGCGGCGAACTGGTTACCCGTGAACAACTGTTCGAGGAATCCAAGCTGGAGAAGTCCGGCACCGCCTCGGCGTATCTCAGCGATCTCAAGCGGGCACAGTTAGCGTTAGTGTCCAGAGACGGGATCGCGGCCAACCGGGAAACATTATTCCTATGACTGTATGTATATTTCCCTCGCTATCACAACCACTACCGTGTTAGTACTGTCAGAGGTCATCTGATCCAATGTTTATCGTCGTGAACGCCAACACTCTCAATCGGCTCATAGCGGCCATCGAACGCCAGACCGCCGCGATTGAGTCCCAGACCACAGCGGTCACCGCTAATACGCAGGCGCTGGCAGCCAGCGCACAGGCGATCTCTGCTCTCGCCCTCTCCCTGAATTCCCTTGTATCGGTACTATCCCGTATCGATACCGACCTCAACCCCAAACCGGTCAGACTCATCATGCTGTTTGACGGAAAGGATTTACAAGGTATGCCTATTCAGCTCACAGACTCAGGGGCGGGGTCGTCCACGATTGTCACCCCCGCCGAAACCGATGCCGCAGGCAATCCCGTTACAGTCGATCCCACCAAGATGACTTACGGAGCTTCTGATCCCACGGCGTTCACAATCACAGCGAACAATACAACCTCGCCGATCAGCGGTACGGATGGCGCGGGCAATCCCGTGACTATCCCACCCGGCGGATGCCAGTACAAATCCATCGGCACCGCCGGCCACACCGGGTCGTTTCAGGCAACCTCGCAGGATACCGCGAATAACCTGAACGCCCAGGACACGATCACCGTGGTGCCGGGAGCGGCTACGGCGCTGACCATGCAGTTCAGTCCAGCGAGCTAATGCAACTGTTAGCGGTATGGTAGTCCGGTAGTCCGGTAGTGTGAGGGCGGTGCGGTAGATGGCCGCCCTCAAGTGCACAAATGTAAAACGTCACCGAGGAGGAATCACAGATATGTCAACGCCAGTAACACCTAATGTACCGAGTGTGCCAACCGTGCCATTAGCAGCGGGAGCAGTGGGTACGGCTTCGGCTCAGCCAACGTCACCTGTCGCGTCCACTGCACCTGTAACCATCGGTGAGGCTGCCGCTGCGGTGGCCGCCGATGTTCAGTCCGACGTTGCCGCCACCGAATCTGCCGTGCAGAACGCGATCGCCCCGTTGTGGCAGCAGGCGCGGGCGGAATACGATAGTCTCGAACCTGCCGCACAGGGAAAAATCCACCAGCTCATCAACGATTTGGAACAGCTTTACAGTTCGGCGTTGCCTTCGCTACACGGATTCTTTGGAGCGAAGTAGCACCGTGCAGGGCAATTGCACTCAGTCCTGCATCCGGTCATCCGCAAGTGGACACAACAGCGCGGTGATTTACAGCAGCATCAGACGGGTCGCACCCGCAGCGTGCCATCTCGCCGACTAGCCATCGACACGGATGATCGAATAGAGGGCTGAGACAGTGATCGGAACATCTCCCGAATTAGCGCCAGTAATCCGGTATAGCCGCTGGCTGGTAGTGGATGACGAACACATTGATGATGTGGTTCATGTACTACCTGATTTCGGTCGAGAGCATATCGAAAACTCGTCCTGCTGGTGCGGGCCGCGATGGGAGACCGGCGAGCACGGGATTAGGATACTGATTCACGAGTGTGATAATTGAGCGTCGTCGGCATCGTCGCTCTCTCCCTGATCGCCGGACTGTTCATCGCCCTGCTCATCGGTACATCAGCGTGGCTGGTCTACGTCGGTCTCTCCTTTCGCCGGATAGTCCAGTCCACCTCTACCACTCTCGCCGAGCACCGCGATCAATGGGCTAACGCTCTCGCTGAATTCCGTACTATGCTGGACCTGCACAGGACACAATTCGATGCCCAGATCAAAAGCATCAACGGACGCCAAATCGGGGAAGCGGTCGCGCAGCTCGTCCAGCTCGTCAAGGAAGAACGGATCGCAGCCCAGAGAATCGAACGAGCTGCCACTGCGGTCGGAACCTTCACACAGCAGTGGCTTGCCGAAGGAGTCAGGGGATACACCTCTGTTACAGAAGTCACCCCCGACGGATATGCAGTATCCGATCCCGGAGACGGGCATTGGGTATCTCGTTCCCGCACCGCCATTGACGACTCCTCCGTCATCGCCGACGAATCCCGAGATGTCACCAGCACAGCCACAGGCTCAATCGCCGCCTCCGGCGCATTCTTTGATAACCCGGACCGGACGCCATAGCAGGCCGTCCAACCTGGACCGCGTAGCATGGCGGCTACTGGTACTCCAAAAGTCACCGGATGAGATCGCCGCCAAACTCCACCTGTCGATCGACCAAGTGAACGACGCCATCGTCCGCGTGCAGATGCATAATGCCTCGCTCTCCCATGAAGCCGTCGATCTGGCGATCAACGAAGAAGTGTTAATGTCCGTCCGCCGGGGACAGTTGCGGACTGTGCTCCATGACGCGATGCGCGCGGAACGCACTCTGATTACCAGCGGCGGAGTAGTGACCGATGCCCAAGGCATGCCGCTCACCGAACCCGATCACGGGATGCGTCTCGAAGCCATCAAGACCCTGCCGTCGCTGCTTAAGAGTATCCGGCCTACTTCCGCCGGTGTGCAGATCAACACGGCGATCAATAACTCGAACACCCAGAATAATGTCATCGGCGGGGGCAGGAGTTTTGAAGCCCGGCGGCGGGCAGCGGCGGAGCGCCGGGGCGCAGTAGCAGTGGCGGATGCAGAAGAGGTAGAGGTGGGAGAAGAGAGTGAGGAAGTATTAGAGGGGGAGATTGATGATGTTGAGTTGGACGATCCCGATATTGCGGAGGAAACCGATGACTCAGACGATGAATGAACGTAATGATATTCGCATAAAAGTTATCTCTTTGATTGCCAGAATAAGCGGTCTGATGGACAGGCTGACATCCACCTCTAAGGGGGAAGGCCATAAGCAATACTTGGATGTCATCCGTGAACGGGCCTCATCGTATTCGGACAGTGACGTCGTATATCAGTGCGCTCTGAATATGACGGACTGGTGCGATACGCTTGAAGTAATAATCTCTCGGCGGTTAAAAGGAGGAATAGGCAATGCGATTTCATTCCCAGAACTTGAACGAACGCTCCCACAACCGTACCGGGTCCATGCTCCGGCATGGCCGCTGCTGGCTGGAATTTGCTGAGGTCGGATGGCACTTCGAGTGGACACTATTCAAGCGGTCCACTATCGGCGCTGAACTATCTCTCGCCGACTATGACGAAGATGCGATTGGCGGTCACATCGGTATCGGGTTCGCCGCATTTTATTGGGGTATGAAATACCGTCCGCTGCGCCGACTGATGGAGCGCATTACTTCCCGTGACTCCGCGCCGCGTGAGTACGAAATCCGCGACGGCGTTGGCAATGTCAGCAAGGGATCATACTGGTCTACCAATGGCCGCCAGATCGGCATCACGTGGCACGATGACTGCCTGTGGGTCAATCTCTGGAACGACCCAATGGAATCGCGCAGCGCCGATCCCAAGTGGTGGCATATTTCGATCTGCCCTGTGGACGCGGTATTCGGGCGATCCGTTTACTCGGAAACTAGATTATCTACCGAGCGCGTCATCGTTCCCATGCCGGAAGGCGGGTACGCTTCGACCGTAGAAATATTCGAGAGCACATGGCGGCGTCCGCGCTGGCCGTGGATGTGGCGGCGAATGACGCGATCGACGATCACCCCGGATACACCGATTCCGTTTCCCGGCAAGGGCGAAAATGCATGGGATTGCGGGGAGTACTCCACATCTTCGCTGACTGGCCCGTATGACACCGCATTCAAAGCGGCAATGGCTATGAGCGAAAGTGTGATGCGGAACCGCGTCCGCTATGGCGGATGGGCGTACTCACCGGAAGCGCTATCCAAGGAGTAACCATGCATAAAGAGTACGTCACTACCAAAGTCAATTTCATGGACTTATTACTATTCGCTATCCACGACTCCCCGCTGATCGCAGCCCACGACTGTCTCGATAAATCCACCTGTCCTGTGGCGTGGTTTGTCATCTCTAAGGCTATAAAGTCCATGACGGAAGAACAGCAGCAGAGAGTAAACGAGATCGCCGATGCCGTCGGTAAATCCAGCGAGGGTTATTTCCGATGCTTATCTCTCGATCCCGGCCATGTGTGGATAGAGGTGCAGCCTGTCACGCAGGAACGTGGAAAGCCTATGCTGTTCTGGCTGCATACCGATGAAGAATACGTTAACGAGGAATTGCAGAGCGATTTAAGAAATCAGATGAGTATGCTTCTGCGCAGGGCGTCCGAGTACGCTGCTCTGAATGGGATTAACAACGGAAAGACCGTCTGAACAACTGTGCTGACTATCTCCATCCCGCAGCCGATCCTGCACGGTATATTCGACGAGTGCGACCGTTACTCCGCCGAAGAGATAGGCGGTCGGCTGCTCGGGTTTTATACTTGGCACGGCACCGATCCGCATATCGACGTTAAGGCGCTGATTGCCGCTGGCCCGAATGCCAAGCGGACTCGCGTTAGCTTATTTCAAGACGGCGAGTATCAGGAGAGCGTGTTTCGAGCGGTAGAGAGGAAATACCCATCTATTGAGCACCTTGGTAACTGGCACACGCATCACGTCAATGGTCTACGCACATTATCACAAGGGGATTGTGATACCTACCGCAAGTGCGTAAACAGCCCGAGCCACAATACCGATTTTTTCTACGCAATGCTGGTGACCCATCGCACGCCGACTGAGAGTGCTCGATATGCTGTTAGGCATTTTGTGTTCGTGCGGCACTCTCCCGATTTTGTAGAGGTGCCACTATGCAACGTGCATACGGGGTCGCAGGTGTTGCAATTATGACTAGTTGACTTGTCATGTACATTCCTCGCCGCGATAACACGCTCAATGACGCTATCGAAGCCCTCGATGAACTCTTCGTTACTGACGCCCTATCCGATTTCGACCGCGCATGGGAACTGGTCTCCGACGACAAATCCTACTCGGATTTCATTGACCACGAGATCGAGCACGCCACCTTCGACCGCAGATATTTTCTCGAAAACTACTTCATCATCCGGGACGAGCACGGCAATGCTCAGTCTATGTACCCGCTCTGGCAACATCAGGAGGAAATCTTAGGAGTCATCGAACGCAAATGGTCTGAGGATGGCTGCTATCGCCTAATTATCCTCAAGCCCCGGCAGATGGGCGGCACTGCATTCTCCGGCGCGGTCATATTTCAAGCAACTATATTCAGTGAACGCGCCTACACCTTGATGATGGCGCAGTCCCGCAAGACCACCGCCGAACTTTACCGCCGAATCTGGAACGCCTACAACGATCTGCCGTGGTGGATGCGCCCGGAGATGGAATCAAAGGTCCAAGAGGACCGCTTCGTGTTCCAGCGCAGCGATGTTGCTAAGCGCATGGCCGACCCCGGACTGAACAGCACTTTGGTCATTGCCAACAGCCAGGAACAAGCAGGCGTTGCGATCGGCCAGACGATTTCCAGAGCACATTTTTCAGAAGCGTCACGTTGGCCCGATGACGACATGTGGACCGCCGATATCGAGCCATCCATGAATGCCCGCGACATGCAGGCCATCATGGAGTCCACTGCATATGGGCGACAGGGAATTTTCTATGCCAAGTGGATCGCCGCCGAAAAGGGTGATGATGAAGAATGGACGCCAGTGTTCATCCCGGTATATAAAGTGCGAAAGTATTTCCTGCCGATACGCAAGGGATCGGGATTTACGCTCACTGCTGAGGAGAGAACATTCCGGGAAAAGGTCAAGTCCACCGAAAAATTTTCCATTCCTCTTGGATTCTTCAACTGGCAGCGCCGTAAGATTAAAGCCTATATCAACAATGCCCGCTCAATGGAAGGGCTGTACAAATACCAAGAGTCATACCCATCCACTCCCGGCGAGGCGTTTATATCTTCCGGCCTGTGCGCGTTCCCACGCATGTGTCTGGCCGAACAGGAAAAATCCAATTGTAAAGACCCTATCCAGATCGGCGAACTGGAGTACGCAGGTCCGGAGGCGATGCCGATATTGCATCTGCACCCGCCGCTGCCGGAGGAACTGCTCGAAAAACCGGATAACATCAACCGCCTATGGATATGGGAATTTCCCGACGATCTCGACACGTCTACCGAATATTACATAGCCGTAGATGCCGCATCAGGTACCGCTAAGGATTTCTCATCTTGTGATGTGTTCCGTTTGGGATTCGGCAAAGAATCTTGGGTTCAAGTCGCCAACTGGCACGGCAAGATCAACCCGTCCCATTTCGCCCGCGTGATAGCCGCGCTTGGGTACTGGTATCACACAGCGGAAGTCGCAGTCGAGTACCAGCAGGCGGGAGTGACCACCGGCGATGAACTCAAGGGGCCGCTGGATTTTCCAAACTTGTATAGATGGAAGCATCTCGATAAGGTTAGTGGACAATCAACTCTACATCTGCACTGGATGACTACATACCGCACCCGCGAAGACATGATTAACCGGATGTCCGAAGCGTTACTCGACAACACGATCGTCATTCGGGATAAACACACAATATCAGAAATGCGGGACTTCGGTCGATACGAGGGGGAAGGACGCGCCGAGGGTATCAGCAACAACGACGACATGGTAATGAGTGCCTGTATCGCTATTGCCGCTTCTCATCAGGCTGGTAAAGGCGGCGCTAACTGGGCGGAAGAACACTTGGCCGCCCGTGGCGACCGCGCCACTCTCATGCCCAGTACGCCTACAGTTTGGGGCATATATAACATACACGGGGTGCTAGTGGATCAATGCGCCACCGAGGACGCGGGAAAAAAGGTTATCGCCGATCTTGAACTCAAGCATAAAATGAAACTGCCGTGGACGGTGCGCGGGATACCGGTCACACGAGCCAACACAGTCTGGTCGCCTATCTGGGACAAAGGCTCCGGTCCTGAGCACGAATTGTACGCCGATCATGGTGTCGAACCCAAGCAGATGCACCCTGATCTGGTGCACGCATACCAAGAGATGTACCGGAAGAACGGCGGGCGGACACCGGGAGAGATGGGAGAGTTCGTGAGCACGGGTGGTGATAGCGCGGAGGATGAATGACTGTGAGAGCCGTAGACACGGTCAGCTTCCTGCATGAAGCTATCTACAAGGTATATCCTCCAAACGATGGCGTACCATCTATAGTCACCGTTAATGGTCAATCGCACAAGGTGATTACCTTATCTCGTCCTGATTACGAGCGTGTCTGGGCATCACTTCAAACACATGATAGAACAATGGAATTTATTCCAGAGATTGCTGCTTTGGGTTATGCCTCGTTCATCTGGTGTGATTGCGTTTTCATGTGGTCAAACTTAGCGCCCGACTGGTCCGCCGATGAGATAAACGAGTGGAACGATCTGATGCAGAAGCGGAAGGGTAAGGGGAAATAATGATTACCGATCCGCTGACTATCGCTATATCCGGCATCCGTTATGCGGTGATGGCGGCGATGTATCACAAGTTCCCTGAACACTTGGCTGATCTGCCGGACGACGAGGGTGTGCCGCTGGTATTCATTGGTAAGTCCGCTGGTGTTGACGCTGACCTGTCGTCCACGATTGCAATGAAGCTGGCTAAATTACTGAAACGTTCACCGGCACAAATAGCCGCTTTGATATTGGGCAGCCTGAGTGAAGTCACAACCGATGATGGTGTGGACATATTCATCCCGTTCGTAGAGAGTGTCACAGCCAATAAATGTTATCTTAATTTCAAGCTGAATCGCGGCGAGTTCGCATACGCAATGCTGAGATCGACACAGGAGGTATCCGCGCATCATGGCGACTAACCTAATCCCACCTATTGACCAGTCCCAAGCCCAGCTTTACTGCCCGATGTGTGATGCCAACGGTACTCCCAATGTGCCGCTCATCCGCGATATGCATATCTGTAAATGTCCATTTTCGCATCAGTATTCGTCAGTCGCCGAAGCCGTGGCGCGGGGCGCAAGAATGATCCCCATGCCGCTGAACGAGCAGCCTCCGGTCACATCCGTAAAAATGACCGTATGGCTGCACCCGCGCGTAAAACAAATACTAGAAACCAAGTACCGGGGCAGGCTCATTGCCACAACGGACGTACTGCTGTCTTCACTTGCCGATGGCAGCGTGCTCATTATGAGCGGCCCTGACGTTGATAAATTAAAGAAACGCGGTCTGAACAACGGTGCTCAGATTGTCGCCGCTCTCGAAGCCATAGATAATACCGAGGCCGAGAACAGGCAGCTCCGCGCACAGATCGAGAAATATGAATCCGTGTTCCGCGCCGCTGGAGTTGGTCAGCAATAGCGAATAGCGGAACTGTTTGTGTTGTCTGTTAATATTCTATCGTGGCTGCCACGACTATCGCGCCTACCACTCCGGTCATCACCGAGACTCCTCCCGCGCCGCGTCTCTCTCCCGGTCAGGCACTACTTCTAGAGCGCCAGGTCATCGAGTTCACCGATAAACTTTTTGAGACCGCCACCCAAGACCCGGATTACGAAAAGGAAATCAGGGATACGCTCCGTCTCGTCGAGTTCATCTTCGATGGCCGCCAGTGGGCGGAAAAGTCCCGGTTTGCCAGGAACAAGCCCGTCCTGAATAAAGCCCGCCGCCACTTCTACGAATCCGTCTCCTTGCTTACTGATCTCGCTCTGGATTTCCAGATCAAATCCTTCGACCACGAAGGCCAGCATTCCGAGTTCGAGGATATCCTCAATGCTCTGTGTGTGCATTGGGCTGAAAAAAACTACTTCGAGGATCGTACCTACGACTGCGTACTGTATGGACTCCTGCATACCGGGCCTGCCAAGTTGCAATGGAACTCATCCCTGAACGGCGGCATGGGTGATGTACAACTCGTTCCTATCGCACCGTGGCAGTGGGCGACACTCGGATGCGGCGGCGACCCTCAGGACGCTGAGTGCATAATTTATTATCACGCGGTTACCAAAGACCATTTGATCCGTAGATTTGGCAAGACCGCTGAGCGGGTCGAATGTGACGCTGACTTTGGTTCCGCGCTCAGCGGTAATTTCAACCGCCCATCTAGTATCAGCGCAGCATCGTGGGCGGGGATGAGTCAAACTCTCCGAAAAAAGTTAGGCGTGCGCTCATCAGCGGGCAGCGATAATCCATATCCTATTGCGCTGCTAAAAGAATATTGGCTCAATGATGATAGTACCAACGACAGGTCATATACAGTTACCGTCGGCCCGTCCGACAGCAGCGGGGAACCGCTGGTCAACTGGGCTTATCGCGTGGAACCCGGCGAACGACTATATCCGCGTGGCCGAGTCATGTGCACCGCCGGTGGAGCACTGTTAGAAGATCAGTGCAATCCGTACTGGCACGCCCGCAAACCATTTCCCGTCTACCGTCCGTATCGCCTGCCTTGGAAGATGTCGGGAGACAGCAGTGTTCGTAGCTGGGTGCAGATGAACCAAGTCATCAACAAAATATTGGGAGGCTCACTGGATAGTCTGTATTCGATCAATGAGCCTACCCTGATCGGACCCAAGGGAGCATTTCCCAAAGGAGATTGGGAGTCTCTCGATCCGGGAGCGGCTGGCGGAAAGATCGCCTACAACAACAATGCGCCGAAAGCACCCGAGTTCGCCAAACGCGCTGAATTTCCATTCGCTCCGGCGATGCAGTCCATCGATCTCATCAGTAAGGAACTGGACATGTCATCCGGTGCCAGCGCGATCGGACAGGCATTGAACAAGAAACAGGTCCCCGGTGGCGACGCGCTGGAGATGATCCTGTCATCGCGGTCTCTTCCGATTAGGATTCAGTCGCGCGCGCTTACTAGTTTTGTCGAAGAAGTCGGCTCTATGGGCGTGGCCGACATGTTGCAGTTTTACTCAGTTGCTCACAGAGTAGCAATACTCGGCGCACGCGGCATCAGCATGAGCGACTATCGGCCATTGTATGGGCAGGCATGGAACAGAGACTCCGGCATGAAGCCAGAGGAATTTGTGCGCAGGTACTCATTCGTGATCCGTCCCGATTCGACGCTGGCGATTCAGCGCGAGAATAAGATTCCGATTGCAATGGCTCTGCGGAAACAGGGAGATATTAGCAGTCAAGAGTTGATGAGAAGGTTAGATCCCAACTTTGATTTCAAACGTAATCGGGAAGAGTTGATCGAAGAGGCAAAAATAAAACTGGCTCTAGGGGCTTTGAATGCCGCCGCCACAGGCAAAGGACAGCATAAAAAATAGGCGGTAGCGAATAGGAGAGTGAATGATATGGGTATAATTTTTAGCTTTAGTAAAAACGTACCTGAAGGTGAAGTGTGGCTTCACAATAAAATAGACGGCGACTTGGTGGTTTTCATCAATACGATAACCAGCGTGTGGGCTAGGGACGATGATGGCAAATTATTACGCGACGTTGACCCCGATAGCGCTCCGATTATTGCCCTACACGACAATCATATTGATCGTCTTCATAGTCTTATGGGTCCGGAACTGGAACAGCAATTGATTGATCGCCATAGATAATAGATAAGGGACGGCATACGGGCGTCAAGCTCCACAACATGGGACCGGACGGTCGCGGCAACACCAACTATGTATTCCATTGTCCCGGCTGCGAGTGTGGCCACGCAGTCGCCGTCCCGCGCTGGTCGTGGAACGGATCAATGGAAAAGCCAACGTTTACGCCGTCTCTTGACTGTAACAGGCACGATCCAAAATCGCATTGCCACTCGCACATCACCGACGGAAAGATACAATTCCTGTCTGACTGCTATCACTCTCTCGCGGTCCAGACTGTAGAAATACCCGACTGGGACTAGCTCTGCTCTAAAACTATTCTCCGCAAGGTTGTTGCAGTAACTTTCCTGTGTGTGTCAATTTTCCTCTAGGAGAGTCGGTACGTTATGCCTGCGATCCTCTCCACGGGCCAATGCAATGCGACCCGTTCTGAATCCATCGAAAGGAGAACGCTCATGGCTCGTAGAGGAAAGCGCGGCAAAAAGCGCCACGGCGGACGCCGGGGCAAGCGGTAATCACCGACACAATTAACTCCGAAACCTAATCCATACGCGGGACGGAGCGCAGTTGCAGTATAAATTGTGTTCTGTCCCGCAATCACAGTTACATCGCTACACGATATATCAGTGTATCGGCAGGCATCACGGAGGCAGTCGTCATGGCAGAGCGTAAATCGTCCGGCAAAAACAAGGAAGTCGCCAAACACCCGCCTATGGGATCGCGCGAAGAGTCCTTCGGCGGCGCACCCGGCGAGGTAGCGATCGGCGGCGGCACCATGCACATGTTCGGGCACCGCAAAAAGGATAGCGGCGTATGGCCAGCGAGTCCTGTCAGCGTCGATCAGAAGTCCGGGTATCCGCAAGGATGGGATGGGCGCACGGCAGGTCCACGGTCGGGGAAAAACTGATCGTCAATGGCGGCTGACTCTAAATCCTCGAAGGCTCCCAGCTTCTACTCGGTGGCGGCGGATATGGCCATGCAGGGTGGAGGCAAAGGTGCGTCAGCAGGCGCTCCGGGTGGAGCGGGTGCAGGTGGTGATACCACTGGCGAAGAAACCAAGATCATCGCTACTCTCCTCGAAGTCTATGACAAGTGGGAGAAGCTGACTAAAGACCCCAAGCGCAAGGAAAAAATCCAGCAACTGGCAACAATTACCAAAGAGATTCAGTCGGGGCAGGCGGGTGGCGACGGCAAGCCAGCGCCCAGTGCGGATGCAGGCGGAGGGCCGACTCCCGAAGCAGGACCGGGTGCGGGCGCACCTCCGGGCGGTGGAGCGGGTGCAGGCGGCGGTGCAGCATCGGGACAGGCAGTCCCGGCGTAACGATTAAGCGATTGACGGTCGAATTGACGGAGGATGATGAGTATGGCAAAGACTCTTAGCGAAGACCTACTGGCACTGCTTGATCCCGATACGCAGGCCAAGGTGAAGGCCGCGTTCGCATCGAAGCCGGAGCTGATCGCGCGCGATCTCAAGGGCGCGGAACTGATCGACGTGTGGGCCAATTTTGGCGGCGAACTGGAAACTACAACGCCTCCTGCGTCTGTGCCGCATACTCCGGCGCTTCCCAGCGCAGCAGCAGCCGCCGCTCCTATCGTTACTCCTCCTGTTCCGTCCAATGCTGACGGTATGGCAGCGGTGCTCGCCAAGCTCGAAGGTATCAAGACCGATATCGAAACCAAGCTGAAGAACGTTGTCACGACGGACAAACTTCCCGAATACCGCGCCGAACTCCTCACCCTTGCGATCAAGTCTGCCGACGACTACGCATCCGTCCGCGAGTCCCATCGCGCCGAGTTCAACGAACCACTGGACCGTAATGCATTCGAGAAGTTCGTCGCCGACAGCAACACAGCGGGAGTTAAATTCCCGTCGATGTCCGCAGCGCACGATGTGTTCGTCAAAGATAAACGTGTCACTGCTCAGGCCGCCGCCGAGAAGGCGCGTATCGATGCCGCCGTCGCCGAGGCGCTCAAGCAGGCACGGTCAGCGGGAACAGTACCGGGGCAGACCCAAACCACATCGCTCAGTCCGGCGCAGCAGGTAATCGCTAAAGCGCGGGCGACCGCTGCCGGAGACAACGGCGAGTCCAACGCGATGCGCGTGGCGAGGGAGATGGAAGCACTGGAACGCAGCCGGCAGACGGTTCAATAACATAGATTCAGGCAGATCGACAAAAGATTTCTGTCGCAGCACAGGAGATAGTCAATGGCAAACTTCAATGACCTTCAGGCGGTCACGACCAACTACATTTCAAGCGAATTTTTAGACAGTTATTTCAAAGTGTCGCCTACATTCGTCAAGGTATGGAAGGGCGGCACGATGGCCAAACCTTATCCGGGCGGCCTGCAAATCCAGGTCCCCTTCCAGTACGCCCCTCTGAAGGCCGGACCCTTTGCTCCCGGCGGCGTATTCGACATCTCCTACGTGCAGACGCAGACTGCCATGCTGTTCAATCCCAAGTTCTCGTATGCCAACGTCACCGTGCGCCGCACCGATCTCGCTATCAATCGCGGCTGGCCAGCGGTGATGAACTTTCTGGAACCGAAAGTGGTCAACGCCGAGCAGGCGCTGGCGCAGACCCTCATCACACAATTTTTCGCCGACGGCCAAGGCACCGTCACTCCCCTGATCGCGCTCGACGGCATCCTCGCGGGCTACGACGATGGCACCAATTATCCGACGTATGGCTCGATCACACGGTCATCGGTCGGGACAGGCGCATCTGCGGGCATCAACGGATACTTTTTCAACAATGGCGGCGTCAACTGGCCGTTCTCACTACAGCAGCTCCAAGTGGCATATGGCCAAGCAACGTTCGGCCCTGATCAACCCAATTTCATCGCCACTACCCAGTCGATATACAACTCGTTCTGGGCGAAAATGCTGCCCATGCAGCGGACGTATGAAGTTGACCCCGATCTCCAGTCCGCAGGATTCCGCAGTTTCAAATTCAACGGAATGTCAGTAGTAGTCGATCAGTACTGCCCGGCGAATACGATCTTCGGGATGAACACCGACTTCATTGACAGTTATGTATCCGAGGACCCGGCGTTCAACTTCGGGTTTACAGGCTGGAAAGAGCTCCCGAACTCGCTGGATATGGCGGCACAGACAGTGTTCGGCGGGAACGTCGTGGTAACCGCTCCCAGGCTGGGATTCGTGCTCCAAAACGTTCAGTGACTTAAGTGGTTAATTTTCAACCATTTATGAGATATAGAGGGAAAGTACAAACCGTTAGATCAGTAATTAAGACGGGAGAGCGAGGAGTTCTCTTAGTCATGGAGGAGTTGCTTCGCCAAGGGATCAATCCGTACAGACCAGTCGTTGATGATCATGGTGTGGATTTAATGCTGTTGAATGGGCTACGCCTTCAAGTTAAGTCTGCCCACTTATCAGCACCGAATAAGGGGAGAAGCAGATCATATGTGTTCTCGTGTGCTCAAAATGTATACGGCATCGGTTACAGGCGTATACAGAAGCGTAGGACATTCGCCAACGAGTGCGACTTTGTAATCTTTGTGGGGCTGGATCAGAGACGCTTCTGGATACTGCCAGCTACACTGATCGATGCATATGGGGATATGTCCATTGTCATGCGCGAGTGTGACAGCGCTCCGACCTTGCTAAAGATAAACGAAATGTTGGGCAAGGGCATGCTTAAGACGGAAATAGCAAAAGAGTTGGGTTGCTGCGAGACGACGATATGGAAGCGCGGTAAGGGCTTTCGTGAGCGCAATTGCAAACTCAGCTTGATTAGGTCCTATGAAGACAGGTGGGACTTAGTTGTAAACCCCGAGGCGGACAAAGAGGCAGCACAGCCCAGCCTTCCTAAGATTTACGAGCGCAACGAAGATTTTGTAGCAACATTGGCGGGACCAATCGCCGCGTAGGATTTTAGCGATTTCGATTTCGTAGCAACGGAGAACAGACAATGGCTCTGACAAACGAATATCCGGTAATCAGTTCCAATTTGAAGATCGGCAACGGTCTGTATGCAACCTGTGATCCGTTCAACTCCGGTCTGCTGAACAACGGCGCGCAGAACCCTCTGGGATCACTGTACTGCATGCCTTCTCCGTCGCAGGGATCAATTGGGTTGCCGTCGGCGGCTGGATACGGCTCATTCCTGTGGGTGAAATACGTAAAATACTTGTCCACCGGAAACCCCGCGACCGTCGGCGGACCCGCTCCAGTCTATTACACGGATGAAACACTGACCGTGGTCTCCGGTGTATCCACTGAGTCTGTCGGTGGTGTCAATATGGTCGCTGGCTGGCTGCTGCCGAATACATCAACGGGTGCGACTGGTGCTGGAGCCGGGTTTACCAACACCGTACTTAACGGCGGCGGCAACGGCAGCTATGTGTTCATCGGACTACTCGGATTCATCCCCGGATGCGTGGCGGCGGCTGGTACTGCGGCTGGCGATGCCATCATTGGGCTTGCAACGAACTTTGCTGTCAACCATATCGCTTCCGGTACAGCCCCGACCAACAAGGTTTTGGGTTGGGCAATGTCGGCAGTGTCGGGCGGTCTATGCGATGTGATGGCGTATGTGTCGCCGTTCTGATGATCCACTTTGGGCGGTGAGAGATAGAATATTTTTATGAATAATAGGTACTTTGCTGGTCTGTTGGTGATTGCGCTTCTCGGATTAAGTTATCTGGGATTACATGCCGCTGCTACCACTCAGTTCAGCTACTCCAAATTTTCCCTAGTCAGTTCAACGTCATCTGTCACTGGGGATACGCTGTTTACTCCTTCTGTGGATGGAGATTACACAATTTTCATCTACACCGAAATATTAAACACCCCGTGTTCTGGCGGAACGACGGTAAGCTATCAACTTAACTGGACAGACGATACCGGGGCTAATTCCAAGTCTGGGGGTGCCGCTAGTTGTGGTTCGGGTAACGGCCTGGCTCCTGCTACGATTCACGTTACGGCTAGTAATGCGGTGACTTTGGATACGACATACTTCGGCGGAACTCATAATAACCCGTACAGTATGTTTCTGACGATCATCGGAAATTAGCGAGGACACTTAAATGGCATTGCCTAATCCGATTCCAGCGGTCCAAGGTTCCCGTCTTGTTCTCGGTCCCGGCCTCTGGGAAGATACCTTTCTCATCGTCCCCGGCACCAGCGACTACGTCACAGGCGGATACGTCATCAGTGCCCTCGCGCTGCGCTCCCTCTCCACCAACGGCATCATGTGCGCGTGGATAAGCGGACAGAATTCTACTGCCGCTGGCTACGTTCCCCAAGTGACACTGGCACTCGCCCAGATGGGCGCGGTATCAACCGGAGCAGGATTCGAGGGGTACTCACAGTTGAAATTTCAGGTATTCAATTCCCCGGCTGCTGCGGGTATTGCACCACTCACCGAAGCCGCCGCTGGATTTAACTTTGCGGGCGCGATCTGGTTGCTGACTGTGCGCGGACAATAATCCCCGGCGATCGGTGCACAGTGGATTTTCCTCCGCTGGCTGCCGCTATGAAGGCCAAACTTTAATCGGTTTGGCCTTTGTGCTCTGGGGATACAATTGGGTGACACCGAGTTGCCGATATGCCGATAACACCGCCCCCGCAGATTCCCGGCCAGATCACTCCTAACGGCGTTGCGCCCTATGTTCAGCAGTACAACTACGGTCAGGCAATCGGCCAAGTTCTCTCGTGGAATCCATCCGCCAGCGTGGCAATGGTGCAGTCGTGGCTGAACGACGCTCTCCGCGAAGTCGTTGGTCGCCGCCTCTGGTATTCACAGCTCACACGCGGGCAAATCCTCACTTCCGGGTTCTACTCAACCGGATCGATCACCCTCACATACGGCAGTACCAGCGTCCAAGGCACGGGCACAGGCTGGACTCCGAGTCTGAGCGGACTACCGATCACACAACAGTCTCTCCGCGTCGGATACTATGCCCCGATCTACAATGTGATTGCGCTCGACCAGGCGCATCAGGTGCTCACTCTGGATTTACCGTGGGGGAACCCGACGGTTACATCGACGGGATACTATCTGACCTCGATGTATTTCAGTATCCCCAACCTGAAATTTTTCTTCTCGGTACGCAATCTGCAACTCTATTATCGCCTCGCCACCAATTATTCGCAGGCGTTCATCGACAACTATGACCCATCGCGGCTGATCGTCATGTTCCCGCGACTGGTTGCCACGATGCCACCGGACCCAAGTGGGAATTATCAATTTGAGATGTGGCCAGCGTCGAATGTCCAGACAGCATATCCGTGGACTGGGTACATAACTCCCCCGGTGCTGGTCAATGACACTGATAACTTTCCACCATTCACGCGGGTAGACGCGCTGATCTCATATGCAATATCGCAGGCGCTAATGTATCGCCCGAAGGATAATCCTAATTATTCGGAAGCAACTGCGGTCACCTTGGCTCAGCAGAAGATGAAAGAGTTCGAGTCGCGCATCAGTACTGCCGCACAGGAAGATGAAAATTTATGGCGCAGCGATATAGTTATGGCTCAGGAGATGCAGATGCCGCTGATCGGTCCGGACGGCAGCTACGGTGGAGGAGACACGTTGCGTGCCATGACGGCTCAATCCGCCGACTGGTAGACACGCATAGTAAAATCTTAACATGATTACGTGCTGCAAGTGTCCGCCCGGTCGCAACGTGCATCCACGGGGAGTGAGTTATCTACGCGACGGTACTTTTACGGAATATTGTAAGCCTCACGATCCCGCATCCCGGCGTGCGCTGGTCGCCGCGCGCAATGTATTCGAGGGCGGCATGGTAATAGAGCATATCCGGGATGAGCGCGGGCATAAACCAGTGGTGCATTCGCTGGCTGAATTGCGCGCCTCTGAGAAGCGTTACGGGTACGCATTGGCGGTATTCGATGACGATGGCGGCACAGCTAACAAGCCGCCGCAGCACGAAAAGTTTGCGGGTGACATTACTCACGGCAAGGCCCGTGTGTGGAACCGCGACCCCGCTGCCTACGTCAATCCATCGGGAGTCAGTACCGGGATCGCCGCCGACCCGAAGCGTGACACGCTGATCGACAGACCGAACGCGACATAAGGAGAGATTGCGCTATGGCTAAAGTCCCATCCCGGTTCGACGACTTCGACGCTCACATGGTACCGCAGCGCAATCAACCAGCATCAGCCGGAGCGCACTACCCTCCTGTCCGCACCAACGCGATCCCACTGGACACATTCACCGATCCAGCCAGCCTGCGATCACACCGGGAATGGGACTGGCGCACAGGCCAATATCGGGAAGTGTCCTGCGGGATATTAGAGAATGCGCAGAAGCACATTACCCGCCTGAAAACCTGTACTGTCACATCGGAGCGCACCCATCCTGATCCCAAGCCCGACTACCTGAACTACGGAATGGCAGTCGCGTCTCCATCCGTGCCCAAGTCCACCCGCAAACGTCGAAAGGCCCGGTAACCACTTCTATGGCATACCGCAAGATCGGCAGCACATTCAAACTGGCCACTACCAACACTCCGCAGCCCATGCTGGGATCGTGGGTAACCGCCGCCACAGGATCGTTTGCCTCCGCTCCCGCTGGTTCGCCGGTAGTGCTTACACTCGGCACGGCATCAACAGCGGGAAATGACGCCGCTAACATTTTCATCCCCGGCGAACCCGCATGGCTGCAAGTGCCATCCGGGGCCGCTGCTCCCTACGTATCCGGCAGCGGCGAAACCGTGCTCATCAAGTCAGTCAGCGGCAACACGGTCACGCTTGGCAAACAGACTGATATGTCGGCACAAGGTGGTCCTAATCCTGTTACTCGTGCTGCCGGCGGCTATCCGGTCGGCGCGCTCGGAACCGGGGCATATCTGTTCCCCAAGCAGTTAGCCAATAACTTCCTCGTTACCTTCGAGGACGGCGGTACCGGAACATTCCTGTACATCGGCTGCGACTATCGCATGACCGCCACTGCCTACCGGATATTCAAGCTGGCTAATACCGCAACGGGAGTGCAACCAGCATATTATTCGTCGGCGATGTTCTCGCCGGGAAATCCGTTCGATATCAGCGAGATATTTATATTTGGCACTGGCACGGATATCTGGAATGTGAGTGTTGTAGTCGATTAGTCGATCAGTTTATGAAAAAAATCATCTCCGCTGTCGCCGTCGCCGTGCTTTCCTTGGGTCTGTTCGGCAGTGCGTACGTATCCGCACAGCAATCCGGAGGCGGAGGCGGTGCAGGCGGTGGCACAACCTACACGGGTACCTCTCCGATTGTAGTGACGGGCAGCGTGATCTCCTGTCCCACGTGTGGCACCAGCACCGCGAACGTATCAACATCGGGAACGATTACACCGGGACAGATTGCGATCTGGGCATCCACTACTTCAATTAAAAGCCTGGCCGTGAGCGGTGACGGTACATTGAGCAGTTCCGCTGTGCTTACAGTCAAAGGGATAAATGGCACTCTGCTCTCCGGGCTGAGCACGGGCATACTCAAAAACACCACCACTTCGGGCGTGCCATCCATTGCGGCCAGTGCTGACGTAATCGCGTTATTCAGCGGCACCTGCTCAGTAAGCACGTACCTGCGCGGCGATGGCGCATGTGCAGCGGCAGTGATAGGCGCAACCTCCGGTGGCGGTCTGACAGGTACAACCACTCTTGGACTGTTGACCAGTTGCTCTACCAATCAGGTGCTCGCATGGAACGGATCAGCGTGGGCCTGTGCCACTCCAGCCAGCAGCGGGGCGAACACCGCGCTCTCCAATTTAGCGTCTGTCGCCGTCAATACTCCATTACTCGTCGCCTCCGCCGGCGCATCCGGATTGGGCACTGCCGCGACTCCATTTGGGGAACTGAATGCCACCCAAGTCACCAACACGGACAGCGTCGTATTCGCGTACATTCCGACCGTGAGCAATACCGGGTTTCTGTTTGAGGGGAAATCAAACTCTGCCAACACCAACGTTGATGTGTTTACCGTGGATCAGACGGGCAATATCATAAACGGCGGTAGCGATAGCGTCGGTACCAGCCTGAGTGTAGGTACCACCGGAACTTTTGGCAGCACAGTGCAAATCGGCTCCGCTGGATCACTGGGTGCTGCCTGCCCTTCCACTGTAACCGCTCTCTGCTGGACAGCGGGATCGACCTCGCCTACTCCGACTGCTGGCATTGACATCCTCTGGCCTAACTCCGGTACAAACACGATCCAAGCCTCGCAGAATGGCGGGTCATTTTTTAGTATTGGATCGGTTACCAGCATTGCCACCACCCCCCCGATCACAGGCGGCACAATCACTGGCACCGGGACTATCGCGTGCTCTACCTGCGCGACTACCACCAACGGAGGAGCGCTCACCGCAACATCTCCTGCGACGATTTCAGCGGCGGGAGTTATTGCCTGCGCGACCTGCGTAACCAGCTCCGGCGGCGGGGCAATGACCGCAACATCCCCAGTAACCGTGAGTGGTGCCGGACTTATCGCTATCTCAGGGGTCACATCCGAACAAGGCAATGGCTCTAAACTGCAATTATCTACAGGTACCACCACCACCAACGATTGCGTAAAATTCGACGCTAACGGCAACACGATAGACGCGGGAGCAGCCTGTGGATCAGGCGGAGCAGGCACTTCCGCCTTAGCCGCTGTTACAAATACAACCTCTGTCACTCAATCGAATCCTACTGCGGCTACCGATGTGCAACTGATGGAATTGTCTCTTGCGGCCAGTTACCTGAACAGTGCGGGGCAGCCCTTTGCTATTCACGGTTCCGGAGTTCTTAGCACAACCACGGCGAGTACGCCGCAGGTGACCATTACCGCGAAATTATGTTCTGTATCGGGATGCGGCTCTGGTACGGTGACCCCGCTCGCCGCAATTCAATCCAGCGCACTGAACACGGTAGCGATCACGAACGCATCTTGGAACTATGAAATCATTGCGACGACGGTTGGAACCGGAGCAAGTTGCAATCTGATCGTCAAAGGTGCACCGGGTCTGACGATTGAGAACGGCGCATCGCTGGCCGCAGCCGATAGCGTATATACCGATTCCAATACAGCAGTGAGTTCCCCCAATCAAACTTGTACCAATGCTCTGTTTATTGATTTCTTCGTGCAGCAGTCTGCGACAGGTGCGTCGAATTCCTACAAGCAACTCTTGGGTGCCATTATGCCGCAAGGCGGTGGCCCGGTTGTTTCAGTCTCCGGGGATGGTACGCTGATTACAAATAGCGCCTCTACCAGTGCGGTAACCCTCGCTCTGGGGAACGCCGGAGCGCACAAGTGGTGGGGGAATAATACAGGCTCCACGGCGGCACCCGGATACCAGACTATCGGGACCGCCGATCTGCCTACAATACCTATCGCTGGCGGCGGCACTAACGCGACCAGCGCGGCGACCGGGCAAATCCCCAATACTACCAGCACGACAGCCACATCATGGACTTCCACTCCTACTCTCGGCGCAAGCGGCACCGCCGGATCAATTGCATTCGGAAACGCCACCAGCGGGACAGTCACACTACAACCCGTCACTGGCGCGCTCGGCTCCGTCACGGCGTCTCTGCCTGCGTCTACTGGCACTCTGGATGTATTCGCCTCGACCACCACCACTGCGAACAAGGTAGTCGTGTCTACGGCGACCGCTGGCGCGAACGCTTACATAGATTTTCCCGATGTCAAAACAATCCCCGCTGCCAACTGCAATAACACTACGGCAGGCGCGGGATGGTCGATCGGATCAGGCGGGACCGTCACCTGCCGGGTGGGCACCAACAACAAGAGTGGATTCGTTGCGATCACGGACACGTCCTCTACTTTCGCTCAGTTCTCCGTGGTTATCCCCGAGGACTGGGACTCCGCGTCCAACCCGTTTATCCGGTTTCAGGTCGCGTCCACAGATACAACCAGCGGGCATACGATTATCCCCGCGATCCAGGTATCGTGCGCCAAGGGTGACGGCACCACAACCGACGATGTGACGTTCAATGCCTCGCACTCCCTGTCAACGATTACACTGAATACCACAGCCAACCAGTTCTGGTCCAACTCGAACGTGCAGATGAACTCCACCGATATGACGGGATGCGTAGCCGGAGCGCTGATGATCGTGCAGGTAGGCCGCGCCACGGATACCGCTACGCAAGCGGCATTTGTGTCAGCCACGGTGACGTTCCCCAGACTAATCGTGGTGCAGGCCAATTAACCGATGAAACGCCTATTACCCGGAATCGCTTCCATTCTGCTGTCATTGTCATCTCCTGCATGGGCGACATTCACCCTCGTGCAGCACGTGTTCTCCAGCGCCTGCAATGTATCGTCCGCTACCTGTAACGTCACAGTCGCCTCGACCGGAACCGGGCACCTGATCCTGATCGGCATGTCGATCAGCAACGCGGACTTTATCACCAGCGTGTCTGGCGCTGGAACATACACGGTCCCGGGAGGCTGCGAAGGTGCAGACAGTACTACGTCCAGTACAAGCTGCGCGTACAATCTCAGTTCCACTTCCGGCGTTACTACAATCACGGTGACTCGTACATCCACTACGACAGGCACATGGCGCTGCGAAGTACTGGAACTATCATCCACTGCCACGCCGTTTGTATTGGATGTAGTCGGCAACCGCGATCAGTCCACGAACACAACTACTCCTGCCGGGGTGACATTAACCCTGTCCGGATCAAACGACGTAATCCTTCAGACCGCCCAGTCCAGCACCGGGCAGACCAGTATCTCGATCAATGCTCCATATACTATCGAGACCTGCGGTGCGAACCGTATGTGTTTTGCGTGGAGCCTGAATACCACATCGGGAACGGCTCCTACGTGGACGATGGCCAGTTCGGGGCATGCTGCACTGGGTGCGATTGCGATCAAAGAGACCTCTGCGGCAACGGCAGGCACGGCGATACCTACGGTGCAATGAAATCGGTGAGACTAGTAAAATTACTGTTCCCGTTGATGGCGATCGTGCTCACATCCGGCGGATGTGTGCGCCCGCATCGGCCTGTGCTCGCGGCGCGTCACTGTGCTACCGGAACCGTGCCGGGACGAGCGAATTTCTGTCACGCGATCCATGATACAGATGGCAAAGTCATTCCGGGCAAGATGCAGTGCGATCCGATTGAGGCATGTGCTCGATTAGATGAGCAGACAGGGCGAATATTGGATGTGTTCTTCGTGGGGCAGCCGAATACGTATGATTACCCGGATTCGGACAAAGAAGCGGGCGATGATAGCAGGGTGCAGAGGCGTCCGTGGTGGAAATTTTGGAAGAGTGTACGAAAGGAGAAAGTAGATGAGTGAGGGAGCTGTGCTCCGGTTGAAGTGCTTGGTCAACAGTGTCAATACCGTTCACGGCAACGAAGGAGAGCCATATCAGCAGGAGCTTGCGTTGAGCGCCGTTTACAGCAACAAAGAGGGTTCGGCCAACGCACAATGGTCCAAATGGACGCCATCTGCCAGCTTGACGATGACGGTTAGTAATCCAGCCGCATTTAATAAGCTGAAACCGGGGGAGTTCGTATATGTCGATCTAATCCCGTGTGACAAGGACAGTATCTAGCAAATGAGATGCGGGACTGTTTGGCGCTCCCTGATTCCTATATTGATGATTTCAGCAGAAGTATGCGCTGGGCAGTCCTGTCCTTACAATGCCTCTCTCAGCCCTCCCTGCGTCAATCATGTAGTGTATATCATCCAAGAGAACCGCACCTTCGATAACTACTTCGGCTCCTTCCCCGGAGTCAGCGGTCAGTGCGTCCTCAACCATGCTCTGCAAGGAATCTCGTGCACGGTCGGCAACAACACTCCATGCACAGGCGGCGGCACATGCAGCAATGTCACGATCGGCGTTCAGTCCACCACGAACTATATTGACAAGCAACTCGTGACTGTCACCAACCCTCAAGGACAGCAGGGCAATCTCCCGGACTCGGCATGGCTCCACTCCCGCGCTAACTCTCTGACTGCAATCCACGCCGGGGCGATGAACGGCTGGAACGCCGGCGGCACCTGTGCAGTTGGCGGCGCAGCCTGCACTCAAAGTGGCGGTACAAATTGTAGCTCGGGCGCGAATGGTCCTTGTCTCAGCAGTTCGTACTATTACGCCGACTCCAGCGCCCTCAACTACTACTGGTCACTGGCCAATACTTACGGTATCAACGATCAGTTTTTCTCGTCTCTCACCGGACCAACCTACCCGAATCACCTGATGATTATCGCCGCGACCAGCAACGAGGCCAGCGACAATCCCAGTATCGGATGGGGATGCGGCAATGGCGGCACCGGCACCCCTCCCAGTTCTCCATACACAGGGCCAGGCGAAATCTACAACGGCACAAAGTTCTATAACGTGTGCGCGTCCGGCGACCCAAATTGCGGCCCATCCGGAGACGGCCTCGCGGCGGGCACCGGGTACTCAGCGGGATCATGTTCAGCCAGTGCCACAACCGCCTGCAAATGTTTCTGCCAATCTGGTAAATACATCAACGGTGCGGGATCAGCGAATTGCACGTCCTACACCGACGGAAGCACGGTAGTCAGCGGGTCATGCACGAATGACGGTATCTCAGCAACCGCATGCAGTTCGGGCACATGTAAACTTTCAGCCTCTATCGGCAACACTCCCGGCGCAGCGTGTCCTAACGTGACCACCATCGCGGAACTCGCCGAGACCGCCGGACTACCGCATCCGTGGAAATGGTACGGCAACTATGCCTCGCTCGCGGCGTCCACGTTTGTGCCACAATTATTCTTCCGGTCCAATTATTCGACTGTCTATAACGTTTCCGACGCTGTGTTCAATACCGATGCCGCCGCGCTCACGGGGCAATGTGTAAACACTCCGCATGCGGCATGTAGTCTGGATTCGGATTGTGTCACTCTGAGCCAAGGCAATCAATGTGTCGATAACACTGCCAGCAGCACATTCCCACAGATTGCATTCCTGACCGCGAATGTCGAAGCTAACACGGAGCACGCGAGCACCGGATTTGCTACTCCGCTCGCCGATCTACAAGCGGGACAGGGGTGGGTGCAGTCCAAGCTCGCCGCAGTGTTCGCCAACAAATATCTCTATTACCACAGCCAAATATTCATCGTATGGGACGATTTCGGCGGGCAGCCGGATCACGTTGCACCTGTCTCTCAGGATGCACTCAGTCTTGGCATGCGTTCCCCGATCCTCTCGATCGGCCCGTTCGCCAAGAACACTGTCGTTCACGGTCCCACATCCGGCAATCCCTACGAATTCACTTCAATCATGAAGTGCATTGAGAAGGTATTCAATCTGGGCCGTCTCAACAACCGTGACCTGAACGCCTCGGATTTATGCGCGGGTACAGGAACGCTGGCGTCAAACACAGACGGGATGCTGAATACGAGTCAGGCTCCGATTCCACCGCCGGGAACGGTAGTCGGGGCAACTAGATTTACACCGGGGACACGGGTCACGCCGGGAACGAGTATGCGATGAAGATGGTGGCCAAGTCGGTAGCGATGGCTCTGGTTGTCGTCTTGCTGCACGTATCGCTGAGCGCTCAAGAGCGCGTTACTCCCGGCACCCGGATCAGCAATAACATCCGGCTCAGCAATGCCAACTTGACCACTGCCGCCCTCCCACAATTCATCCCGCTCACATCGCTCGGCGAACCTGCCGAAATATTTCCTCCCGGCGGCGTATTCGATGTCACGCGCACGGCCACAACATTTGCCAACCTGCAACAAGATATCTGTGACTGGGTGGCCGCCGCCGACCAGTGGTGGCTGATCCAAGTGACGCACGGAACGCTAATCTCCATGCAGACGCCGGGATACACGTGCTCTCAGGGAGAAGGACCGTTTGTCAATCTGACACTGGTAACTAAGATAGTCAGTGGATCAGCCCCCGCTAAATTTATCGTATTCGAGTCCGACACTCCGCTCACTCTCGGCCAGACCGTCTGCTCGCACGGGATCACCGACGCCACTGCCACTCGTCAGCCGCCATCAGGCGACATCTCTACATGGTGGTCATCCGGTAATAATGGCTGCTCCAACGACATTGGCTCCATGCCTACATTCGAGGGCAACTGGACTCCCGGTAATCAGGGACTACTGATCCAATCCGGCACATGGGACGCAACCACCAATATCGGACCGTCACATTACGCCTTTATGTACTTTGAGTTCCGGCCCAAGACCACCGTCACCCTCGCGGGCAATGTCATCAACACCGATGTAGACGCCTACGGCACGCCGCACACTCTCGTATCCCAGACCGCCTCGGACATCTGGTTCGTCGGCATCTACGGCCACGGCGATGCCAAGGACTGGTGTACCACAGCTACAGGCACAGGCTCATGCGTCACCTCATCGAACAGTGGCGGCCCCGGCACTAACCAAATCTCAACCTTCATGCATATGGCCAACTGCCGCCGCTGCGGGATCACCGACACCTATATCGACTACGACATTCGCGCGGCCAACGAAGGCCATGCCGTCGCCATCGCCGAGACTCCCGGACCATTTTTCCTTGGTAATTCATGGATCTCCGGGGCATCCAGCGGGTTCTTTGTCGGCGGCGTATCCAGCCAGGACTCCAACTATTACGCTTACGATCTCGATCTCTGGCACAATCGCTTCACGCAGCCTCCGTCATGGGTCGGCACGGCATACACAGGCGCTACCTCTCTCGATCTCAAGAACCGCACTGAACTCAAGACCGCACAGCGTGTGCTGTACGACACTAATATCGTCGAATACTCGGACACTTCCGGCGCGCAGCAAGGGCAGTGCTTTACCGCCAATCCCCGGAATTGCTCGAACACCAGTCCATGCGATAACTACACCGCCACCATCACCGACATTACCTACCGCAACAATCTCTGCCGCCACGCGCTCACGGGACTATCCATGATTGGCCGCTCCAACTACACCATCGGCAACGGCGGCGGCACTGCCGGGGCATCACGCCGCATCAATATCACGAACAATCTCCTTTACGATCTCGGCAACTCCAGCGTGTACGACGCATCCGGCATAGTGGCATTTCCGTCCGGGATGCAGGTCACTGGGTTCGGGCAGGCATTCATTTGCAACGGTACACAGACCAGTGGGACAGTCTCACTTGTATGCGGTAACGGCGGTGCGGGTCTACAAGAAACCCAGATATTCCCCGGTGATCCGGTGCTCGTGACCGGATGCTCGGACTCAACTTGGAATTCGCCAACAGGAACAGGTAACAATTTCACTCTCTCTACGTCCCGTGGCGCTATCGCTCTCTCCGGCACTAACCCGTATGGACTGACCGTCGTCTATTCTCAACCGTCCGCCAGCTCATCCAGTGCGACAGGCTGCGTTGTGCAAAATATGGAAGGCGTCCCCGCTTACCTACAATTCACCCACAATACACTCGTCATGCAGACTACGGACGCAGCCAAGAATAATGGCCGCATGTTCTTTGGCACCGCGACCACGATCTGGAGCGACACGGGTACTAACTGCCCCGGCCCGACGCACGCTCAAACACCGACAGTATTATCGCGCTCTGGTGGCATCGTCACCGCAACTATTCCCAGTCTTACCGGGTGGCCTGTCGCCGCTGGCACTACCGAGATCATTGTCGAAGTCAGTGGCATGACGCCATCTGATCTCAACGGGACGTTCTATTACGCGGGTCAATCCGGCGGCAACATCACTTGGCTGCAAACTGGTGCAACCGAGTCTGCATCCGGATTCGGCACTGTCGAGCAGATGGGCACATGTCCGGCGAATCAATTCCTGCAAAACGCAACTTGGCAGAACAACCTATTTGCGTTCGACCTCAGTTCCGCGCCGTCGTGCCCAGCTACTCCCGGCACAGGCTGGACTGGCTGGGTTGCACAAGGCGATGGCAACGTCGAGGGCTGTGCATCCGGAGCATCAGCAATAGGATGTTCAGAAAATGAAGTCGATACCACGAACTCGACTGTGACCTACAACCCGTTTCCCGGTCGATGTTCGGCAAAATATATGGAGGTCGGCGGCGTCAACGCCGGGAACAATTGCGGCTCCGCAACGTGCACCCTGACATTTCCCGCTGCCACGGTATGCCCCGGATCGACCGCAACCTCAGCGTGTATCGGCATGATAGGGATGATGAACGGCGCGGCATTTGACCCAAATGACGCCAGCATCGGTAATTATGGTCTGGTTCCCACCAGTGTCTATCACAACTCGGCGTCCGATGGCACCGACTATGGCGTCAATCTGTCCACACTGAACGCCGCGTTCCTGCAAACCACACAGACACAGCACTGAACTCCCGGCACTGATAGTTCTGGACTCGTCGGGTACAATTTCGTAATAGACACCGTTCGAGGTGAAACGCATGAGTACGGGCATGGGCAGGTTCGTCCGTTTGGGGCTGGCAACAATATTTTTATTCATCGGGATTGCGGCGCAAACTCAGGTTCAGCATTCTTACGGTGCAACAGACCTGCCCAATGTGTGGACCGCTCCCAACGATTTCACCCTCGGCCTTTACACCGGACCGCTCACCTTCGACCAGATCACTTCCACTCCATTTCCCCAGCCCGGCACCACCGTCCTGTGCTCCAATTGCTCTCTTAGTTCCAATCCCTGCACCGTCGGCTCCTCTCAAGTCATCGCCGTATATCTCAACGGCGCATGGGTGTGCAATACAGGCGGCGGGTCCAGCGGCGGCGGCACTATCACAGGCGTCACCGCCGGCACAGGTCTGACTGGCGGCGGAACCAGCGGCACGGTCCCCATCAGTCTCATTACCACCTGCTCTGCCTCCCAAGTCCTTCAATGGAATGGCTCCGCATGGGTGTGCGCGACCGCCGGCACCGGCGATGTCAATAAAATCCCCGTTGCCGCGCAAAACATCATACAGCCCTGTTCGGGGTCGCCCTGTCAGAGCACCCCGTTCACCATGAACAACCAGAATTTCGTCCGTAACGTCACGCCGTCATGGAACTGGTCGCAATCGCCTTCGGACAATCTCACTGTTCCGGGAGCGGTTACGATCCATTTAGCCCCCTGTCCGCTTGGCATCGATACCAATTCCGCCGCCAATAACTACGTCTACCCGGTGCGGATCGCGGGCACCGGCACCCCGGAACAGATTGTAGTCACAGGCGGCACTTGTACCGCTGGGGTAGGCAGCGGAACCATCACAGGCGTCACTGTCAACGCGCACTCTGCCGGGTACACGGTCGGCTCCGCATCTTCCGGTATCCAGGAAGCGTGGAACGACGCATGGACCTCGGACACTCCGCACGATGCCAGCAATTCAGCCTCGCCTTACGTCAAATTAATGAGCAGCACAACCTACAGCGTGTATGCCACTGTATACATGCGTGGACGCGGCGGCGTGCTGGACGGCGCAGGCGCATTCATTGCCTGCTCCACCCGTGACCGGTGCATCTACGTCGGCAGCCCTCCTACTGGGATCGGCTACCACAAGCTCTTTAATCTCTCGATGGGATCGACACTGAACATAGACGGCGCTCAGATTTCCAGTGCATCGGCAAGCAGCGGCACAATCACAATCACTACGGCAACCACTCACCCCTTTGTAGTCGGCGATCAGGCTGCGGTGGAAGTCCACTCCCAGACGACAGATTCTAAATTCATTGCCACGGTGCTCACCACGCCGAGCTCGACCAGTTATACAGTTTCGCTGGGCAGCAGTACATTCTCAGCGGGCGATACCACATTCGGCTTCACCGGGATAGAAAACGCCGCGATCGAAGACGCTTCCGACCACGTCATCATCGACAATCTCCACTTGATCCAGTTGTTTCCCTCGGCAGCGACAGGCGCATTCAGCTATGGCGTTGTGGACGACAACGATCAGCAGCTTCAGATTACAGGAGCTACTAACCGCTCTACAGCGGTCATTAAAACCACAGCGAACTGGCCTATAGGAGCTTTCTTTTATTCCCGGACCGATTCCGGAAACGCCGGGATCATGTACATTCACAACACCGAGTTGACCAATATCAACTGCTATGACTCCGGCAATGCCGGTAACGGTGTATCAATCGATAACACAGTTTGCCAGGCTAACCCGGTATTCGGGATCCGCTATTTCGGCTCGTTCGTATCGGGCACGATGAGCAATATCTATGAGGCTCAGGGCGGTATAACGAACCCTCTGTATGGCATCACCAACGCGCAGATGGGTATGCTGCTAGCTGGTGGTCAGTTCGGCTCCAAGATAGTAGGAACGTTCCCCATTGCCGGCGCGGTTCCAACATTTGCGAGTGGCGGTAGTCCCACAACCCAACGCAATTATTTTGTGGTACCGCATGGTTCGGTATACGGCGCTAATCCACCGCTGTTCATTGGCTTTGCACAGCCTACCAGTGGCGCTGTGAGTATTCCTCTCCAGTGGCCTTCGATTGATCTACAAGAAGGGTTGGCCCATACCTCCATCGGAACATTGACCTGGGATGTGTTAGTGACAGTCGGGTCGTCTGCTGTGCCGCCGTTTGGAACGGGAAACTTTGCCATCGCTACCGGCATCAGCGGGTCATGTAATACGGCGGGGATTTGCAGTTTTACCGATACGCAGGCTTCCGCCAGTTCTTATACGGTGCCATCCACGACTACCTTTCAGACCGCTTTTTGGTTCTGGCCAGCTAATCTGGTTAACGACGCAAACACTCCGATCCAGGCGGATTTCGGATCAACTGCCCTAGGCACAGTTTCTACGCTGGGGCCTACGGGTATATCTTTCGTGGCTCCGACTTGCAGCCAAGGCGGAACTGCGCCTTTTCGCTCTCCCGCAAGAATGACATGTCTCGGTAAAACCAATGCCAATCAGTGGACTGATCTGTTTCAGCCTGCCGGGAAAACACTAAACTCCAAGGGTGATATTAACTTTGGCCCCTTTGCCTCACCGCCGAACGACATTATTACGCTGGTGGATTCCAACCCCGCGAAGTCAGCGGCTACGGCGGCAGTTGCGTCAGGAGATGCAAGTGATACGGCGATCGGTGCAGATGCCGCAGGCGGTTACTATACTCGCGCCGCCACCTCGATCAGCGACTATCTCAACGCGATTCCGAACGGCACCAACTGGACGCGGCAACTCAATGCCTCGGGTGAGACGCTCACTGTGCCTGAAACGAATACTACCCTCACGCAGGGGAAGCCGATCGGCGGTGGGGTGGGCGGGCTTAAAACGCAGATTCCGGAGTTTCACTCTGTTCTCTTCCCCGGCTTCACGGTTGATTCCATGCAGGCACTATGCAATATTACTCCCACGCTGCCCTGCAACGTTCATATTGATGCTCCGCTCTCTTCTACGCCTGTTACGGCCACGAATGTGGTCATCGGTTCTACAACGCAGTCGGTCACGATGTATCTGCATGGTGCTAATATTCAATGTAACACTACGGCTGGCGCCTGTTTCTCCATCGGGCAAAACGGAAATCTAGTCGGTTACTCGCCAGGAAATCTAAGCTCGGGCACTCTTATCACCACCACCATCGGCTTCACCGGCACCGCCGTCATCACCAATTCCGTCACCACCGGCCTGCAAACCTCATTCAACATGAGCGGCTTGCAGATCGCGCCCACCAACACGTCAGTCATCACCTGCGGAATCGTGTGCATCAACGCCGTCGAGGGCAATACAGACATCCGTAACGTCAATATCCAAGGCATCGCCAATACAATCAATTGGACCTTTGAAGACGCCACCAGCGGGTCAGTCGCAGACAACAACAACGTGCGCCTTGACAACTCAAAGTCCTATTCCGGCGGCAAGGTCAACTCCATCGACTACGCGGTGTTCGGAGGAGCGGGCGGTTCCGGGGATGGATATGTATTTACCAACCTGAATGGCGGCGACGGCTGTATGGGCGTGTTCGACGGTGTGACCATGTGCGGCGTAACGATGACGGAAAAGGTCACTACCGTCAACTGTGGCACGAACTGCAATCAGGTTACGCTCAACGGCGGTTCGACTTTTAATTTCAATACCGCTCACACCGGGGAATTATTCTGGGTAAATGGCGTCGCGGCCACGATATGTGGGCCATCCTATCTGGGTTGCAGTTCTTTGGCTGTCGATCCCACATCCACCGTGCTCTATGTCACCACAGTCGCCGGATGGCCGATTACCACCACGGGTAGCGCCCACTGGGGATGCGTCGGCGGCAACGGCTGCTTTATTGATCTCAATGGCGCAGCCGGACGCGGCAGCACGCTTAACAACATCCACATCGACAACAGCTATATCGAAGGCAACGCCGCGCAGCAGCCCGGTTCCGAGTACATGGCGGTGCAGAACGTGCGCAATCTGGAAGCGCCCAACCTGGCATGGAACGTCGGGCCAGCCGTCGCGGACTGTATCGGCCTCTACCACACAGTCGCCAATAACCAGGGCCGCATGCATGTCGCAGGCCGGATCAACGGGGGCCATCACTGCACGGAAGTATTCAACAACAACATCACCGGGAATATCTATTTCCTGGACTCCGCTTCCCAATGGGACTTCGATGTCACCTACGCCGGCGACCAGTCGGGGCCGGGGACAGTGTTTGACAGCAATATCACGACCAGCGGAGTGCTGGGTTGGACGAACGGCAGCGGAGTCAATGACGTGGGCATCTCACGCGAATCCGCCGGGACTCTCGACATCGGCAACGGTGCGCAGGGTAACACCAGCGGCAACGTCAAGATGGGCGCTCTTACGGTCACGTCCTGTTCGGGATGCGCGATAATCGGCATCGGTTCTTCCGCGTTCAATGTCACTATCGCGACTACCAATACAGGTACGACTGCAACTTCCATGCTGGGCGGCGCACAGACAATCCCCGCCGGTAACTTGGTCGCCACTTCCCCGCTCAACATAGACATCGGAGGCATTTATACTTTGCCAGCCTCTTATACGGGCACAGTAACCATTGCTGCGTTCGTCGATGGCGCACAGATCGCCACCACGGGAGCGTTCTCTGTTCCCAGCACTGCGGTCACCAATGGCAGCTGGTCGGTGCAGTGCCAGTTGACCACTTACACGGCGGGCGTCAGCGGGACATATGCGTTTGGCTGCCCGGTGCAACTGCTGCCCACGAACACAACCACCATTACGTTAAATGGCGGGTCGCTAGCGGTTTCTGGTACTACAGCGATCAACACCACAATCGCTCATACGTTCGATCTCAAATGGACATGGAGCACGGCGACGGGTGCGCCCTCAGTCACCGGCCAGTGGGGCACTGCCTTGGTCGGCGGCTCCGGGGTCAACACTTTCACAGACACACTGACCAACAGCCCATTGAACGCGCTCCCGGCAGCCAGCGTCGCTGGCAACTCAGTGGAAGCCACAGTCTCCAATAACCGCGTGATTTCCCAGAACGGCACGCTGAACGGCATGTATTACATGCCGGGATCGCAGGCGCTGCGCTACCATCGCTGGACGACATATGCGGGCGGCGCGGCAACCTCTTCGGTTCTCTTGAACAATGATGCGCTGGCTATCACTTGCTCGACTTCCAGCGCTATTGTGCCGACATCCACAGCCAGTCAGATGCTGGCCTGCCTGACTACTGTTACAAACGGAAACGTATCCAACGTCAACGGGTCAGCCGTCTACATACCGGGAGCCGTGAACATCTGGTTCAATGCCTATGCGGCGGTAGGCACTCTAGCAACCACACGCTGGTGGCTGGGATTCACGAACACAACTACCGCGAATATAGGCGGTACGGATACCTGCTCGACGTTTCACTGCGCGGCTTTCACCTACTCGTCTACCAGCGCAGTTAGTTCGACTGATTTTCTATGTACCACCAATGCTGGCGGGACTGGAACCCAGACTCAAGTTGATAGCGGCGTTGCCGTGGTAGCGGGCACGCCGCATGTGTTTGATATCCGCGAAGACACGGCGAACTCCAAGTGGTACTTCTACATCGACGGCGTATCGAAATGTAGCTCGCCGATCACTACGACTCTGCCTACAGCGACTCTGCGCGCCGGAGAGTTCATCACCAACAACGGCAGCGCCAGCGTGGCGGCGCAGGCGGATTTCGGATGGATTGAGACTTGGACGGATCACTAGAATCACGCTGGCATGAGCATCCCTATCCCTAATCCGACGTATCTGCAAGCTCTTGATGGCACTACATGGCTGATCGGGGTGTCAAACAATGGCATCGTCACGACCACAGGATTATCTCCGGCAGCGGGATTTAGCGCCCTGCCGGGGATGCTGATTAACGATGCGGTGACAGGCACCACTTGGCATCTGGTCGTGCTGCCAAGTCCATCTCAATCTGGCGGTATGCAGGGAGTGTTGCATGTTGACCCGGTATCGCCAACGGTATCGGGACTGCCGACGCAACTGTTAGTGAGTGCGCCTAATGCAGTTGTGTATTTCATCCAGTTTGCCAACGGCATCATGCAGTCGGGACTGGCAACTCCAGCGAATGCCAGTTGTAATGTGCCGATCAGCGTGCTCGCGCAGAACGTTATTCAGCGGCTGGAAGAGAGCAACCCGCCCGTGTTCTGGAATCTGCAACTGGAAATTTTCACAGCAATCGTTGAAGCGCTCAATGAACTTATGTTGTTAGTGGGTCGTCCCACGATGATCGTGCAGTCGATATTCAATCTCAATCCGAATAGCGTCTGGCAATACCTGCCGAAAGGAATGCTCGCATTGACCGATGTGTATGGGCCGCAGTCGCCGCTGAGAAAGGTCAGCCTATTCAGTTTAGACTATGAGCAGTTTGCGTCCGGGTCTGACTGGGAATGCGACTCAGCGAGCACCCCTGTTCGCTGGGCACCGATCGGACTGAATATATTCGTGGTGCATCCGGCAGCCAATGCCACGCAACAAGTAGCGGTCAACGCCGTCGCCTATCCGGTTGCTGCGCCATTTCCGTATACAGGTGCGGAAACTGTCCCGTTCGAGCATAACTATTTTCAGGCTTTGGAGATGTATGCCAGCGTTCTACTCAGGCTAAAAGAGGGGACTTCCGAGCTACATAACGCTCTGCCGATGCTCGCGGAGTTCTATCAGATCGCGGCAAGAATGAGCGAAATACAGGATAGACGAGATAATCTCGTCTTTAGTCGTGACTTCGGTATAATGGCCGGGACGAATCAAATCGTCAAACGGTAGAGGAGCGACGGTCTCACCAACAACCGGCGAGAAACACTGTCGAATTGGGGTCAAATCCCCATGAGGGACAAGGAACCTCGTAGCCTAGCGAAAACCGGGTACAAAGCCGCCGACAAGAGCGTGGCATAATCGTGACTCTGCTGAATATGCGGGCCGTAGGGTGCTGGCCGTCTGGAGCAGGGACGGTCGGGTCGAATCATCGGGAGAAAGAAGCGGAGGGGGTTACTACGTGTTAAGACACGCACACTGTCTCGGCCCCGGTATTCCTTAGCTTCGCCTTCGCTCGGTATGCTTGGTGCTATCCGCTGGAAACGGAACCACTTGCAATGGCATCCAGCTTGGAACGGCCCGCAGGTTCGATTTCAATTCGATTGGTACTTATGGCTTGTGAACACACCGAAGAGTATCAATGCCCGCTGTGCCGTCAATGTTTTCAGCATAAGCATGTTTATGTTGAACGCGCTGACGGATGGTGGGTGAAGTGCCCGACCGGGAGATGGAGCCGGGCATATCCGTCCGATAAAATGAGGTGACCACCGTGCTTCAAATCAATGACAATACTTTGGACCTCCGAAAATATCGCGGCAAAATTTCCCGTTGCCCGCAATGTGCTCTCGGCAACCGTCCATCCGCTGTCGCCGATGCCGTGCGCGCCGAGCGTATGACACTGGGGCGGGCATGCACAGTCTGCCTTGGCCGGGGATTCGTTGCCATCTGCACGAACTGTGGCGGCGACGGCATCTATAAGGGATCGGCAGCGGCATTCGGTGGCGGGGATGTCCCGCATCATTCCGCCTGCAACCCGTGTGGCTCGACGGGATACTTTGCAGTCAACCAGCCCGCTGATTGGAAAGACGATGATGAAGCCGACACGGAGCAGGCGAAGCAAACTGTAGCACCTGTGCCTGCCGCTGTGTAATACTCTCAGCGTATGGCCTTTCCCGGCTTGGGCTACCGGACCGTCTGGTCGATGATGCTGGAGATTGGGTTCGCGCTGGTGGAACCGTGGCTCTACACTACTACCTCTTCTGCTGTTGCCGCTCCCGGCCCGGCAACGATTCAAGTCCCGACTCTGGGCTATCCCGTGCCTGCCGTTTATGTCGGCGCTCAGCTTGTCATTGACATCGGCCTCTCCCAAGAGATCGTCACAGTCACAGCGTTCAATGCCGCCAGTGTCCCGCCGACGATCACCGCCACGTTCTCGGTACCGCATGCATCCGGCGTACAACTAATCGGTGCCACGTTCCCTACGCAAGCGGCATTAGGGGATCAGTTTTACACACAGTCCGAGATACTGTCGTACATTGCCCGCGCCCAGAATACCTTTTTGACGGACGTTCCGATGATCTACGCGCTCAACACTCAGACAGTGCAGGTTGGGCAGGTGTTGCAACCTCTCGTCTGCGATAGTGTCAGCATAGCTCGCATCGCATCGTCCTATCAGAATATCGCTCTCGCGTCTCTCACCCGCTCTGGTGGCACCGTGACCGCTGCGTCCATATCCCCTCATGGTATGACTGTCGGCGAAAAGTTCGCCATACTGCAAGCTCCTGATCCGGGGTTCAATGGCGCATTCACAGTCGGCGCAATCGTCGATTCTACGCACTGGACATATTCGCAATCAGGAGCAAATGAAAGTGTCAGCGGCGGCGGATATGCGGGACTGTGGCTGAGGCTGCTCGAAGTGTCACAGGAAGAACTGTCGATGCAGGACCCTTTCTGGCGAGATCGGTTCATCACGCGCTTATCGTCCTTTTACGAGGACCGTGTTGGACTTTATACTTTTGGATTGAATGGCCAGCCGTCGTCTAATTTCCCTGTAGAAATATTGTGCTCTATTCGAGATACCGATGTGCTGGCTATGACAGATGGTTTCTTGGTACCCGATCCAATGCTGCACTACGTGAAATACAAAGCGCTGGAATTCGCATGGAGCAAAGATGGCGAGCAACGCAGTCCACAGTTACAGGCGTATGCAAAGGCCCGCTACGACAGAGGTGTCGCTATCTCCCGGCGCTGGACTGGATGGGCAGGCAGCATGGGCGGACAATCCCAGCAACAGATAGCGGGTGCAGGGCGCAAATAGAGGACGAAAATAATACCGTGATATAACAGTGGACGACTACCTCAGTTTTGGACTCGTTGTTCCATACGCGCTAGTATTTTTATCCTTACGAGGGTTGTGTGCTTAACAGGAAAATTAAGCATGGCGAATTCCCCATAAAGTTTTATCGCAAGTTTGTCATACAGTCTTGCAGCCTCTATGGCAGACTTATACCGTCCTTGGTTCCTTTTTCCGGCAGTTCCAATTTGAACCATCCACTTGCCAGAAGACTTATCAAAAGACACTCCTCTATACCCACTGGTATTGTTGGAGTGAATTTTACGACTCATAGAATTCTGCGAGTGTGTACACGGTTTAAGGTTGCTCCGACGATTATCCAGCGTATCGTGGTTGTGGTGATGAACGACTCTATATCCAACCTTTCCGGCAATGAGTACGTTCATTCTTATGCCGGGTTTGCCGGGATTATCGTTAGCTGTTACTGCGTAATATGTTTCTGTGGATGGATTCCAAGCGGCCACCCACGGCTTTTTCATCAGCCATTCATAGTCAATTTTATATACCAATGCGTATTGACCTCTAGTAAGGGGAATAAGGCGACAAGCCGCGCCACTCACTACGAATGTACGATAGATTATTGGGGGTCGCCGACTCCACATTTTGCAGTTCCAGCAGAGTTCGGCATCCTTTCGCTTTGTGCCTTTACAGGATGGGCATTCGTTGTAACGATTATTATCCTTGTCCTTGTGTGTGCGATAGTTGCTAGAATCGAATCGCGGCTTGACAACCTGTTTACTCAGGCGCATGTTCCTACTCCCATAGGACGTGCGGGTCAGGCCGCACTGGAATCATTTTAACATGGCCAGCGATACAAAATACGAATCAAAATCGTGGATTTTTAAGAGCACTGGCCTTATTGCTCGTAACGTCACAGATCAAACACCACCTCATTGTTATTTGAATATGAATAGTGTTCTAGAGAGAGAGGAAAATGGTCTAAGCAGCAGATTTGGCAGCACTATTATCAACAGATCGCCAGACGGTACTCCATCTGGAACAAATTATTTTTTACCTTCGGCTCCTATGGTGTTGGCTCGTATGCGGGGATTAAACGGCAGCACTTATAGGTACGCTGCGCTCTCTAATGGTACGCTTTGGCGTAGAGCAAATGACACGCAAGGCCCCTATACTGCAATTGCCTCTGGGCTTAGTGGCAATCGATATTCGGTTCTAGTGAATACGTGTTTTGGGTCGGCTACCCCCTTCACTTTCCATTATGACTCGCTCAATCCGCTCAAAGATAATGGTACCGGCTCCCCTACCTCTATCGGCATCGCTCCTCCGGTAGTCCCGATTACCGCTATTCAGTACGCGCCGCAAATATCCCTGATTGACTCGTTCCAGTCCGCATCCGGCTACGGCGTATCCGGCGTGCTCTCTACCGCTGCCACTGTCGCGGGTACATCTGCCACGCCCATATTATCGGGCAACTACGACCAGTACACCGATGCCACTCTCTCTTATTCCGCCGCTCCCGACGGTATGCTCGCTCTCTCCGGCACTCTGGCCGACGCCGCTCTCCGTCTCAAATTCAATACTAATCGCGCCAACAACACTTATGATATCGTCGCGCTCAACAACGCTTATTCGCCGACAGACTCATTCGTGTTCAAGCAGGTCCAGTTCACCTTCGCCTCTAACTCCACGACCAACGTCGGCAAAACCGTCGCGCTCAATTTCGGCAAATACAATCCCGCTGACCTTATCGTGCTGGTGATGAAAGTATCCAATCCCGCCGCCGTGCAGCAGATCAGCGTGCAATTCGATGTCAATGGCAGCGGGTATACGGCAAACTACTACTCGAAAACAATCGTCCCGGTCAGTTACCAAGGGAATATCTCTCTCCCGCAAACCAACGATCCGACCACCGCGATGGTCAATGAGGTATTCTCTCTCGCCACCGGGATCACCAACGTGCAACAGTTGGGTCAGCCTACTAATCTCCCCGGCAACGATCCCACTCTGCCGCAAATCCAGCCGTCGCAGATGTCATCTGGTCAAGGTTCGTGGTCGGTGATCTACATGCAACTGGGGGACTTTCTGCCGGTCGGCAACGCGGGCACGCCGGGTAATGACTGGTCGGCGATCACAGGATGGCAGGTGCAGGTAGTCACCAACACGCAGGGGTCCACGACGATCGCGTTTAACGGGCTGTATATTCAGGGTAATCCGACTGCATCAGGTGTAGGAACAAACGCGGGTGCATCAAGCTACGGCGGGGTCGGATACGATTTCCGGTACACGTATTACGACGCCACTACGATGACGGAGTCGAATGGGTGCTGGGAGGCAATGTTTTCGATTACGCCGTCGAATCCGGGGGGCGAGTCCACTCTGGTCCCGCTGCGCCAGGCAATCAATCTAAGCGGCCAGTACTCGCCCAATCCGCGTGTCACCCATGTCCGTGTCTACGCTCGCGGCGGACTCTATGGCAATAACTGGTATTATGCGGATCAATTCCCCAATGTCACGGGCACAGGAACATTCAGCTATCAGTACATTCTTCCTGACAGCGCGCTGAGCCAAGGCAACATTCTCAATCTACAAAATGACGTGCCTGTCACATCCACGTTACAGAATCCAATTGCGACTACACTGACAGGCGCGCTTGCTCCTGCTCCCGCTGGCACAAACTTTCCTACGCTGGTCACTGTCAATGTCACTAACGCAACCGCTACATTCCTCGTCGGCCAGATCGTCGTCATCGGCACCCCACAAAACTTGGAGCAGGCATTTGTCGTGGCAGGCGGGACCGGGACGTTCACCTGTTACATATTCCTGCCGCATGCGATCGGCGAACAGGTACAGGTATTCTCGAAGCCTGCTGTGGCATGCAATCTAGCAGCGTCCGGTTATGGTCAAACTTGGCTGGCGGGCGACCCGAACAATCCCCATCTGCTTTACTACACTCCGCGCGGATACCCGGAGAACTGCCCGCCACAGAACTATATTCCCAGTCCCGGTGGACCCAGTGACCCCATCAGCGCGGTGTACAATTTCCGGGGCACAATATTTGTACGTACATTTTCGTCCCACTATCAGGTATTCCCCGGATCGCCGCCATACATGCAGAGCACTGGATCGAAGCATGGATCGCCCGCGAGTTTCGACTGGTCGATTACAGAGAACGAAGTGTACGAACAGAGTTTCGACGGTATAAGGGCGTTTTCGGGAAGTCTGGCGGATTATCGGTCGCTGATTATCGAGTGGCTGTACCGCAACAATCCGCTGACTCCGGTGCCACTGGTCAACCTGTCGCTGCTGGGCAATGTGGTGTCGGCGTTCAAGAACAATACGGTTACATTTGTGTATACGGGCATAGATGGCAACCAGCACAGGCTACGCTGGAGCCAGTCCTATAAACGCTGGCGCAATGACGACGTTGCGGCAACCGCTATATTGGCTGAGGAAGACACCAATCAACTCGTCTATTCAATCCCAATCACAGCGGGATCGCAATCCGGCTGGGCGATCGTCTATGAGGATATTACCAAGGATTACGATGACGGCGGCTGGGTCGGCGGGGCACTGGTCAAGATACCAATTGCACTTAATCTCCAGACTCCATTTCTGGACTTCGGCGCTCCGAACAATCAGAAACAAATCCAGAACCTAGCGATAGACGCAAATCCAAACAATCAAACCCTGACCGTCCAATTACAGTTCGACGACAACAACGGCTCAGTACCCCCGATCACTCTGGGCACGCTCACCGGCACTATCCGCACCAAATACCAGTTCGATATCAACTCAGGCGATGGAGTGGAAGCCTATCGCACCAGCCTTGTAATCACAGGATCGGTAACCGCCGCGCCGATCATTTACCAAGCTGACATCGAAATTGCCGTCCTACCCGAACAGCGCGCCACTTATGACTCATACTTCGTCAAGTGGGGCAGCGATGAATCCAAGCTGGTGAAACAAATTTACATCGACTACACGGCATCTCTCCCGGTAGTAGTCAGCTTTTTCGCCGATGGATCGAGTGTGCCATACTACACATTGACTCTCCCGGCCAATCCCAATCGCATCGAAGTCCCGGTACGGGAACGTTTGCCAGCTATGAAGCTAAGACTGTTCAGGGTTATTATGGCAAGTACCAGTCCTAATCCGGCGGACAACGACCTGCAAATCTGGGCACCAATTGTGGTCGAACAAAAACCTGTTATCGGGCCGGGATCGAAGGGTTATCAGAGAAGCGAACTGGTGTCGGGTTAACTATGAGCGCGGGAGCGAGTGCAGCCACAGCTACGGTAGCCGAACGATCGAACGGTAAATCTCTGCCCCGCGCTGAACCCGTGACTGCACCTGTGCCCATCTCCATTCCCGCATTGCAATGCTACAAAATCTCTACCCGCACTCATTCCGCCGCGCAGGACTTCATTGTCAAAAAGTACTGCAAGTGGAAAGTAGTCTACCGGATATTTACACCAGAAGGCGTGGTTATGGATGCCTGCAACGTCCACTTTAACGAGTACTTCGAGTCCCATGAGATCGGGCCGGAGATGGTCATGCGGCTGAGTGACGATGAAGATGATTTTATTCAGGCTGGGCATGACAAGCGAGTGCGGGACTGTGCACCGGAACCAATCTGTCAGGTGCCGCGTCCGCGCCCGAAATCGAGGAAATAGATGGCAACCATCCCCACCACTCCTCCTGCTGCCCCATCGGCTCCATCATCGTCTCCTCCTGCGCCTCTGCAACAGATCACTCTCACCGCCGACGATCTTAAAGACCCGGCTCTGCTCAACAACATCATCCAGAACCACGCTCAACTCCTGAACTACATCCTCGGCCACGGCGGCGAACCTCCCTATTTCAAAGCCGGCGCAAACTTCGGAGGTAAGCCGGTCCGTAACGTAGGTATGCCGGAGACCGACGGCGATGTAGTCCCATTGGCATTTGCCAACTCCAATTTTGGAGCCGCTGCGCTCGCGCCGCAATTCCAAGCGCTTGGCAAACAGGTGCTCCAGTCCTATCGCCGTATCAATGACCGGGTACAGCAGGAACGATACTCAACATTCCTCAATTCCGTAATTGGTGTGGCTCCTACGTCCAATACGTCCGCTGTGATCCCCGGCACGCCGTCCGGTGGATTCGTGCCTGTCACCATCACCGCAGGATTTCATCAGTTTGTGGACGGCCACCAGGAACCCTACGCAACGTTCAATGACTCGCTTACCCTGCCGACAAATTACGGGATTGCCACCATGACCAGAGCGGGCGGCGTGGTCACGGGATCAACTACCGGTATCAATGTTCTCGGTCCCGGCGAGACTGTGGTGATCTCCGGAGCTACCGATCCATCGTTCAACGGGCAGCAATTACTAGTTGCGCCGACATCGACGCCGACGTTCACGTTTAATCAAAGTGGGCCGAATGCCACGGCTACAGGTGGAGTTGTATCCTTGAATGGAGTGTATTACTACAGCAGACGAGTAGGACAAAGTGTGCTGTTCCGCACCGGACCTTTTGCTTCTGATTTATGGACCAGCCGGCTGTCGTTTGCTGGCGGAACCAATCCCAGTCTCGACGGAAGCACGCTGATTGCTGTAGTTGTGGTAAATAATAATGGGGTTGATACCGTAAATTCAGGTGCGGGCAGTACTCCACCTGTCGTTAACATTGGTGCCGGTGTTCGTCTATTCGGGAGACTGTGACTGTTCATGCCTAAGCTCCAACTGGTAACGCACTCCGCTGACATCAACGCCGTCAATGGCCATCACACCATCACCGCGTCGATCGAAGAGACCGACGATGACGGTCACGTAATCCAAGGTGTCGCCGAAACATTCGGCATCAGCCTCGACGAACTCCAGCAGCGATTCGGTGGCGACATCGGCAAATGGCGGGAGAACGTAATCATCCCCGCTCTGCGTAACCGCCACTCTACCCGCAAATCCATCAATGCCCGGCTGCTGGCATGGCAGGGGACGAAGATCGACATACCCATTGAGTAACCCATTCGCAAATTTGCCTTGACATCGTATACCTGTTCGTATACGTTAACCAGCAATGACGGAACCGGGTGCGGCCTCAGTGAGCGTGTGTGATGATAGCGCTGAAAGCGCAAGCGGGAAGACTGAGAACGACAATACGAGGGGGCATGACGGCGACGCAGATGGAGTGGCTGGCTCCGCTGATACTGTTCATGCTGAGTCTTCCAGTTCTCCCCGCCGTACCCGGAGTAAGCAGAAGTCGTCTCAGTCTCTTCGTAAGCCGTCTCGATCTCTTCGTAAATCATCCCGCAAATACCGCCAATACACGCCCGAATCGGTTCCCAGAGTCACGGTGTCATTCCGGCTGGAATCCAGTCTCAGGGAACAACTGTACAAAGTAGTGCGCCGGGAAAAATTCACCGGGATCGGGGATGCACTGGAGACAGCAGTGAAAGAATTTTTAGCTAACCGCGCCTATAAGAAAGGTTAATTCCGAGCATGCCTGTCACCGAGCAACAATCTCTCACCGTCACCGTCACTATCGATCCCAGCCCCCGCGCCGAAGCTCTCGCTGTCGAACTGCGCAAGGTCCGCGATGCCATCGGCCTCGCCTACCGCAATGCGCTCCTGTCATTCGATATGCCTGTATATCATCCGGCTATGCAGGGACTGGCGGCGGCATGCATCAATATCGAAGGTGTGATCCAGGCACTGGACCCGCCGAAGATACAAGTACCCGGAGCGGGACAATTTATTCCGGGCGCAGGGAGAGCGTAGGAGCATAGGCATGAGTGACACGTTATTCATAATACTTCTGGTCATATTGCTCCCTCTCGGTCTGTGCAGTTCATTCTGGGCCGGTCTCCGTGGCCGCGTCTACGAAATGGACTGGGGCGCTGACCGGGGATCGTTCTTCGCGCCCTACGCATTATTCCGCAGGTTCTATTACGTCATATTCGGCGTCGCTCTGGCACTCGCTCTGCTCTGCGCTTATCATCGTCAGCCTGTACCCGCTACCCTGCTGATTGCGGCTGCGATTCAAGCTCTACTGTTCAATGTCTGGACGGCGGTCTGCTATGAGGCGTACCTGCATGCCAAGTACCCAAAGAATTTGCCGCCGCCGTTCGACTACGCCCCACCGCCACCGAACGCCAAATACACTGGTTCATCCAATTACACCGCTCCGAAATATGCGACCACACTGGCGCTGGCGTATTCGTCGATAGCACTATTCATACTCGGACTGGCCGACACGATCAAAACTCTACTGGAGAGGTAATCTCTGTGACTCACGATGAGGTCGTCAATATCGTCCTGCACTGTGTCGCCGAAGAATCAGGGAAATCGCCGAGTCTCGATTCCACTTTGATCGGTGATCTCGGACTGGACAGTCTTGATTTCGTACATCTGGCACTTGCGCTGGATGAAAAACTATCCATCGGTCCAATTCCCGATGATGACCTGTTCAAGCTCGTCACCGTGGACCAGATCGTGAGATACGCCGAGGCGTGGATTGATAAAAAGTCAGCGATAGCAGCAGAAGCAGAGACGGCCGCACAATGAGCCAGCACAGAATCAGACGCAAGGACACCCGCAGCATTGACTACCACGCTGTCCGCATGGAAAACGGTTGGGATAAACTTCCCGACGGCCACGATGAGGATGCGCCGAGTGAGTGACTCTCCCATCATCGACGCGCTCAAACTGGACAACTACCGACTCGGCGATCTGCAAGTCATTCCCTATGACCGCACGCGGGTTCCAGTTTTCGGCACAAATTATATTCATTATCTCTATTCACAATGCCTGTTGTCCCGTCCATCATCTCCATACGGAGTTCTGCCGGAGACTTTTTGCGGAATGGCTGATCTGTCGGCGGATGCGATCTGCTCTTATCTGGCTAACCGTCAGGTCATTCTATTATGCAAGCACACATCACTCACTGAGTTTACTCCCGCCGGATTCGCTTGGCCGACGGAGATTATCCTATCCCCATCTGCCAACTCGGCCTTTGCAGCTTTTTGCTACTTTAAGCCTTGGTGGGGGACCTCTGAATCCGTTATCCTCGGTATGCTCGGTCTCGCCTACCTGTTCTCCCAACACTCATTGCGGACGATCCTAGGCCAGCGTTATACCTCAAATATCTTAGCCGGGAAATGGATGCAGCAGTACGGCGCGAGGGACGTTGGCAATATCCCCGATCTGCTTCGCACCCACGATGGCGGTCTGGTAGAGTGTACGGTATCTGCGCTGACCAGAGCAGACTTTGAGCTATGCTGCCGGCGTAAACTGCTGGCACTAGCTGGAGATTCGATCACAAATGGGCAAGGGACAGCCAGCCGGACTCACGCCGCAGGTCCAGCAGGAAATGGAGAGCAATCAATCCGCTCTGGTTAACATTGCTCAGGGGCAGGCCAAGAACGCCGAACAACTGTACCAGCTTACCGAACCTGGACTACAAATAGCCGAAGATAAATACCAAGCTCTGGCTAGCGGCGATCCCGCTGCCATCATGCAGGCAATCGCGCCTGCCGCACAACAGACCGCTCAGGCAACCGCTGGTGCTAAATCTAATATCCTCGCTAACAGTCCGGCAGGCGGCGAGAAAAATCTTGCACTTGAGGCCACCGATATTAACCGTGGCGCGCAGATAGCCTCTGCTGCATCCGGGGCCACTCTGGCCGCTCCAAACGCTCTGGGGCAACTCGCTGGTCAAGGCGTCGGCGAGTCCATCAGTGCAGCGGGGACAGGAATCAGCGGCCTAGGCACCGCCAATTCTGGATTAGCTAGTTTGGGACAGTTACAGATACAGAGCCAGCAACTGCAAGCACAGGAGAAAGGCCAACAGTTCGGTATGCTGGGTAGTCTAGGCGGCACCATCGGTTCCATCGCAAGCAGCCAGCAGGGCGGGGCAAGCCTGCTGGATGCGCTAGCTGCGTTCTAAATCAGGATTAGAATATGGCTCAAAACCCAGCCGCTTACGATCCTACGAGCGCTACACCCTATACGGCTCCCCCTCCGCCGCAGATTCCGGAGATCACCGCTCCTCCGCCTGTACCGCAGCAGGATACTGCCCAGCCTCAGTCTCCATCGCTGATCGGTGGGCGAGGCGCGGGTATAACCAAAGTTGCCACTGTCGTTGATTCCCTGCTCAAGGGTGCTCTCCGGGGCAGAGACTACGCGAATCAGGTCCGCGCCTACAAGCAACAACGTCTCGCACAGGGTCTCAACTACAACTATCAGACAGCGCGGAACAACTATCTGGGGATGCTGAAATCCGGTGCCGATCCCAATTCCAAAGAGGTGCAGGAAGCCAAGTCCGCAGCCGACGCCGCATGGCAAGTGCAACAGCAGTTCTACCAGAATCTATTCGGGCAACAGGACGGCAAGGGCAAAAAGTCCAAGAGCAAATCAAGTGGCTCAGGTGCGGGTCCATCTGCATCCGGTGACCAGCAAAATCCGCTGGCCATGTGGGCATCGAACGACCCATTACAAAAGTTGCAGGCCGCCGTGATGATCCGGCAGAAGATTGGTCCCGATTACACAGGCGAAGCTGCAATGTATACCAGTCCCGCGTACCAGCAACAACTCAAACTGATGCGCGGCGACCAGGCACTCGCTGAGGGACTGACTCAGGACAAACTCGATCTCCGTAATCTGGAAATGGCGGATACGTCCCAGATGACACCCGAACAAAAGACAGCGCACGATCAAAAAGTACAATCACTGCGCGATCGTATCGGCGAAGCAGCGTCCGGATACAGCCAGAAGCAGAAAATTTTCGATACCCGTATCGGCCCTGATAACCATAAATACGAACGCTATCAAAGCGCCGACGGCAAAGTGTCGGACTGGGTTGACGCCGGAGAGGTCCGTGCGCCTGCATCGCAGATCGCCAAGCCGGGGAGTGAACAGGAGTACATTGAGCGGGTCGCCAAGGAAGCGGGTATCCCCGAAAAGGAACTGAGCGCGGAGTCGTTACAGCAATTACGCCAGTCGTGGGTAGCGTCCGGACAAATGGGCAAAGTCAGTGAGCAAAACTACATCTACACGGATAAAGAGACAGGCGAGATTCACGTGGTCAAACTGCAACGGACCACGACGCCGCAAAAGACCGGGACTCCAGCGGTTCATCCGAGTGGCACGATCAGTACACCTAGTAACACACCCAGTGCCGGATCGACAAAGCCATCGACTACTACTGCTGCTGCCGCGCCTTCACACACAGCCGCATCAACTCCGACAGCAGCAGGTGCAGGCGTATCAGGTGACCGGGTAATCGGTCACACTCTATCTCAGCCCAAAGCCAAGACACAGCAGACCACGACTACTACGTATCAGAAAATGAAGCCACTGTTCGGCCTGCTCAACGCGCAGGAAGATTACATGAAAGAGGTCGATAGCGATCCAGCCAAAGCCACTCCCCGACAAGACTTGGCTATGGTAGTGGCCGCTGTGCGCGCCATGAATCCCGGAAGCGTGCGTTTGCCACAACAGGAACTGCAACTGGAACAGCATACGGGTAGCCTATGGGATAAGTTACGGCGTTATTATTCGCTTGCCAGCGAAGGTCTGCTGCCGGAAGATCAGCGTAAAGATTTATTCGGTATTGTGCAGCGCGAGACCACCAAAGCCGGAGAGAGTATCGCCGCCGACTGGCAGCAGAACATGAGCGGTCAGCCGCTGCCGAACGACCTGAAACGGTTTGCCAAGACAAGCACGGGTACGCCTGCGTCCAGCGATCCGGGTGCCGCCGAAACTCCGGAGCAAAAACAGTTGCTCGACAAATATTTCCTATTGCCGGCGCAATCACAACCGCAGCCGAAGTAGAATCCCATTGTGGCCGACGACCCCACTGCCGCGCAGTCAACCAAGGACTCAGCAACAACAGTGCCCGCTCAGTCCCCGGCGCTGCTGACGATCCCGCAATTCGCATCCGGCATCAAGCGCCGCATCCCCGATCTGCAATCCATCCCGGATGCCATCGTCGCCCGCCGCGCTCTCGAATCTCACCCGGAACTGATTCACAGCATCCGGACATTTGAGCCACGAGGAAAACTCAAAAAACAGCAAGCTCCAGCCGGATCACCGCCTGAGACCGAGATCAAGACTATTCTCGGCAACCGCCGCTTTGAAGACCTGCCACTATCCGAAAAAGCTCACGTGCTGTCGCTGGGATTCAAAGCCTACGCCCAGCGGGAACAGTACAAAGCAGCAGATTCGTCCAATTGGATGGCGCGGGCATCGCACTGGGTGAAATCACTACTAGGCGAAACAGGTGGCGTCGCAGTCAGTGCCGAAGGCTCGCTCGCCGACAAGAAGAACGCCGCTATCGCCGCGACAGGCGCAGTCGATCCCGCGATACCGGCGGTGGTGTTCGGCACACAGGCGGCGGCGCCTCTCCCACGACAAATCAAAGAGGCCCGCACTCACCCTACGCCTGAAAACGTCCAAGACCTATTACTGGGCGCAAGCATGGTTGCAGGTGGAGCAGCGGGTGCGATCGAGGGCGCTCAGCGGGCGGCACCTAAAGTCAAGGAGGCGGCTACCGTCACTGCTCAACGCGCAATCGGAGCTGGTCCGCGACTAGCTGAACAGACCGCAAAGTCAATGGTAGAGGACGTAGGCAAGCACAATGTAAGCGAGACAGAAAAGTTTGCCAGCCGGGACGCGGATTATCAGACCAAAGTCCAGCACATTAACGAGGACTTTGACGAAAAGATCACCAAGGCCAGACAGGAGCACGGCGATAACGTAGCCGCCCGCGACCGGAAAGTAGCTGAACTCCAAGGCCAGCACGCGGAAAAAGTAGCTCAGGCTCGCGCCGAATGGGTGCGAAAAGCATATGAGTCGCGGCAAGCTGGACGGGAAGCTGCTGCCACCGCTGCTCGCCGGGAAGCATTAGAGTACGGACAGCAGGCGTATACAAAGTTAGTCGATGACAACGTCAAGTCTACTCACACTGCTGTCCGTAGCGAACTTGATAACCGCTGGAACGAACTGCGCGAAAAGGTCGGCGTTGATGCTCCCGTACAAGCGCCTCCACTCTACGCCGCTGTTGAGTCTGCTCGCGCCATGCTTGCCGGAGTACCCGCTGACTTAAAAATATTCAACGACATCGTCAAGGAGATCACCGAAAAGGGAGAGAAGGTAGAGACGGAGCAAGGCGAGTTACGATCAGTGCCCAAAGAGTCGATCCCGTTCGATGACGCCCGCACACAATATTCGGCGATTGGCGAAAAGGCGTACTCCGCCGAAGGCAATCTACGCCGCGCACTGTTCACACTGTATGACGCCTATGACAAATCTCTCAACGCGACTGCCGAGGCTGCTGGCGTTGGCAAGGAATACACCGCGATCAAGTCTGATTGGAAGCAGTACATGCAGGACTGGCACGATATGCGGGCCGAGGGTACTGGCGGTAGCCCGCTGGCACGCCTGTATCGCGCTGTAGATGATCCCGTGGTCGCGGCGAAAGTACTGGGAAAATTCGGCAACCGCCTGATGGAGACGTTCGCACGTTATAACAAATACGGTGCCGCACCGACTCTGATGGCAAAGCTCAGAAACTATAATGCACTTGAGTCGGCGCTCTCCAAAGTCAGAGTTCCATCTGCTCCTGCGCGCCTCGTCCCGCCTGCGCCGCCTGCCGAGCCTGCGCCCGTTGCACCTGTCGAACCGCATCTATCCGAGATTGAGTCCGCGCGCGCCAAGAAACTGTCGCGCACCGATCCTCCCGCTCCCCCGAATATCAAGCCGAATCCGACCGTGGACGATATCGTTGCCAAGCTCCGAGAAGCCAAGGCCGAGAAAGCCAGGGAAGCCAGAGAGAAGTCCCTGACGTGGACCAAATATGACACCGTGCTCGGCGGCATCAGCCTGTTAGGTCCTGTCATCGGTCACAACATCGGGTACGCAATCCCTTATACGGTGGCAAGATTCGGCGAGATGGCGCTGGTCAATTCACGATTCGGGCAGGCTTGGCTGAGCAGCATTACGCCGCAGGATATCAAGGTCATTAACGAGGTATTGGACAAGGTGCCGGAAGAGAGAACGCCAGTAACACAGGCTGTGGCCGATGGACTAGTGCAGAGAGTGCGGCACGGAGATAGAATTCCTCCGCTCAGCACGTTTCAGACTGTGCTCAGCAAAGAACAAATAGGCAAAGTGATGCGGGCGGCGACAGGCAGTCCGACAGGTAAATCATCCACTCCCACTGCCAGTCCTGCTGCTGAATCCGATGTCGAGATGGCACGCAGAGTAAATCGTCAGCCTGTCAGTGCATCTGCCACTCCCCCCGATACTGAGAACAAAGTCCCGGAGGATCAGCGGGCGTCTATACAGATCATTCAGTCGGCATTGGACGACCTGAAGAACAAACTGGAGTCCCGTGGTGCGGCGAAACAGGAATTAGAGAAGTCATCGCCGCCGCCGCCGCCGAATACACAGACTACCCAGGGCGCGTCATTCGACAACTCCGTACTCAAACAGGTACAGTCTGAACACCCGGAGTGGACACTGTCACAGCAGTTACAGGAAGCCGCGCGGCGTGTGAGCAAGGCACGAGGGAAATGAGTTAATGAAAATGCGGTCCCTGAGGGCGCGCCTCGGATCGCAATCTCATTCCGGTGATACATGGTCATCGGTTGAGTGATCTCTAGTCATGCTCCTAGAGCGAGAATGACAAAAAGAGCAACAAAAATTTCCTACAACGGAATAGATGCAATGGAAAATACCGGATTACCAAGCACAGTCAAAGAGCCTAAGCCGATAGGGCGTAAAAACTACGGCAGTATCGGACATCTGCCCAATAGCCGGATCGGCATCGGCGACCATCATGTTCCAGAGGGGCAAGCCGATATATGCTGCATCAAAGTTCGTGACAGGCGTGACCGGGTAATCGTTACCGAGAAACTTGACGGGTCAAATTGCGGAGTTGCGCTTCATTCCGGAGAGATACTTGCGCTGGGACGAGCGGGGTATATGGCTCAGTCCTCAAAATTCGAGCAGCATCAGTTATTCGCATACTGGGTGCGCGCAAACGCAGAAAGATTCAGAGGGCTATTGCAGGAAGGCGAGCGAGCTGTTGGAGAATGGATGGCTCAGGCTCACGGAACCCGTTACAACCTTTCCGGTGAACCCTTCATTATCTTCGATCTGATGAAAGGCCCGGATCGTACCCCCTGGGATGCTGTGGTTGATCGATGTCACCGGGCTGGATTCGTTACTCCTCATGTTCTGAGCGACGGACCGCCGTTTCCTGTGGGGAATCTTGATACCCAAGTGTCTTTCCACGGAGCGATCGACCAAGTAGAAGGTGCTGTCTGGCGTGTGGAGCGAAAGGGGCAATTTGATTTCATGGCCAAGTGGGTTCGTCCCGACAAAGAAGATGGTAAATATCTGCCGGAAGTAAGTCTGCGGCCTCCGATATGGAACTGGAGACCGGAATAGTGTGGATGGATTTCAATGGCGTATATGTCGAGTCCTCGCTGGTCGCGGTAGTCCGCCCGGTCAGCGACGATCAAACGGTGATATTTACAGCCGGGCAGTCAGCGGCAGACGGCGGACACCTGATCGACCTGCCGTGCGAGGAAGTGATCGAGCGATTACAGCAGGTTCAAGCTCACACGTTTGCATCTCAATTATTGGCAGAGGTCGAAGCGGACAGGGAGAAAGTCTGATCGCCGATCGCTGATCGCCCTGTCTATTCGTCCACCATTCCCCCGGTCATCTTCTCCAACTGCCTGCCAATCTCTTCCGCCTCCCACGGGAACCTGCTTTTAAGCACCGATTCCGCTACTACTTTCGCATCCACATACCGGCTCAACAACCGTAACGCCTGAATCGTCCGCTCCGGGTCGCGTAATTTTCTCAGCCTCCGTACCTCGTACTCTATGGCGATCGCATACGGTCTCGGCTTGCGCCTGATATCGACATCCATATCCAGCCCGCACATCCACATCAGCAGAGATATCCGGTCAAACGACTGCCGGGTCGCCATCGCCTGCCGGATGAGTTCACAGGCATGATTCGGGGCCACCAGTGCACCCAGTACCTTATCTTCGTGCATGGGGATCGGCTTGGGCTTGCAATTTGCACATATATCACGCAGGCGCTCGACTGTAACTTTAGTCCGCGCGGCGATGTCGCGCAGCGCAATCAGCGGGCGTTCCGGCAACGGTCCCAACATGCAGCGCAGCCACCTGAGCTTGGATGGTGTCGGCATCTCGACGTGGCGGTGGTCGATGCGGGTGATGTGAGTGCCGATAAGAGAACGGACAATTTTGGGCGTAGTGCGGAGAGTGATAGCGAGGTCGTTAGGAGTGACGGGGATGCGGTTGGGGACAGGACTGGGATCGGGACTAGATGGAGGTACAGGTGCAGGCGTGGATGCAGGCGCAGAGGCGGGTACAGTCACAGACGCATCTGACGCCGAGTCGATGGCATTATCCATAGACTGAAATTATAATCGTGCCGCATGGCTCTCCGCATCATCAGCGCACCGCCTTCGGGGAATATCGTCGCTATCTCCTATGACCCGGACACTCAGACATTGCTCGTACAATTCCGGTATCAGGACGCCGTATACCGCTACACCGGGATCGACGAGAACACGGCGGACGGGTTCAGTCAGGCGTTATCGGCGACCGACTATTTGAAATCGGCGATCCTTCCACTGTCTCCCGGCGAGCGTATTGCCTGACGGTATACAATCACTCTGTCATGCGTTCTGCCCGCAAACGTTTCATCCGGCCCAAGCCTCCCCGCACCACCCGCCGTACCTCCATCGACGGCAGGTCATCCACGACCCGGTTCATGCACAATGTCTATGGCCGCGCCGCCCAACGCGATGCCCTAGCCGAGCAACGCCGCCAACAGAATAGTTTATGCGCGAAATGTGGTAACTTTCTTCCGTGGACGGATGCGCGGTTCGAGTTCAGGGAATGTCCCGATGGCACGGTCAACCGCGCGATCCACAAGGGCAAGTGCGCATGAATGCGGATATAAATATCAGTGTGAGCGTGGGTATGTGTCGATGATGGCGACACTATCAACTTGGGGGCGTCGCGGTGAGGGAGGACCAATGCGATTAAGAGCTCATCTCCTTATCCTGATCGCATTGATCTGGGGCGCTCCCGTTTTTACGCACGCTCAAGGCGGATCGATCAGTTTACAAGTCATTCAGCCAGCGCCACCCACCGGGACCGGAGGTCCAGCGGCGTTTGCATCTGTCCGCGTATGCCCGGTTACAGGCAGCGGCACGCCATGCTCTCCCCTGTCGTCACTATTTCTTGATCCGGCGCTGACAATATCAACGGGTAATCCAGCCACTACAGACCAATACGGAAACACGTCGCTATGGGTGACTCCCGGCCCTGTAATCGTCCAAGTCACTCCGATCAACGGCGTAATTTACTCATACCTCATGGAGGCTGTCGCTGGCACCGTCACTTCCGTCACCCTGAACATGCCGAGCACGGTGTTCAACGTATCCAGTTCGTCGTGCTCGACTGCATGCCTCATCAACGTCACCTTTGCATCCCAGTCCCCCGGTCTGGTATTCGGCTCCCCGCTCGGTGGTCCCGGCCTCCCCATGTTCCGCCAATCCAACGGGATCGACTTCGGCAGCCAAGGCCCATACAACGTATTCGCCAACTGTACCGGGTCATCCACTACTCCGGCATTCTGTAATCTCGTCGCCAACATGATCCCCGGCACTCTGAACGGGACCAACTTTAACGGCAACGTCGCCATCACGGGCAATCTGTCAGCCACAGGCACTCTCGGTATCACAGGGGCGGCTACACTAGCGTCATCACTCTCAGTCGGCACGTCACTCTCTGTTATAGGTGTTACTACTCTCAGCGGCAGCCTGTCCGCGCCCAGTTTCAGCCTCAACGGCTCGCAGTTCGCCACCGGATTCCAGGGGTCCGCCGGGACCAAACTGGCCACCGCCACCGGATCATGGTCAAACGGCATACTGTTGCAGTCCAATGCCAATTCCGATATTGCGGCCACTACTCTACCTGCTTCCCAGATTCCACTGCTCAACGGGTCGAATGTATGGACGAACGTAAACGCCTTCACCGCCGGAGTCATAGGCGGGGGGTCTAATACTGTCAATCTCATCGGCTGGCACTGTCCAATCAATAGCACGGTCACTACTACGTACACCGTCGCCTCCAACGACTGCATCATTCACGCGACCGCCGCCGGAGGGTCATTCACGATCACTCTCCCGCATAGTGTGCTTGGCGCATACTGGTCGATCACGCGCACTGATAACACTGCAAATATCCTGACTATTGCCGGGGACAGCGGAAACGTTAACGGTAAGCCAGCGTTCTCGCTTACAGGTAATTCGACAACCGAGTGTCATGCCGACGGTACGAATTCATGGTGTACGGCGAGCGCGGGATCGGGAACACAACAGGTGCAAAATGTCGCCGGATGTACGTCCAGTCTCGGAACGCCATGCACAGTCACCGTGACATGGGACTCCCCGTTTGTGGACAACGTTTATTACGTGGTGTGTTCTGGAATTAGTCCTGTGACAGGCAACCCACAGCCGGCGTTTCTCTATCCGAACAGCGGTACCCAAACAGCTGCCGCCGTAACCGTCAATATAGACAACCGTGGAACAACTAATTCTGGCGGATTCACCAGCGTCACTTGCTATGGATTCCACAAATGAAGGAGATAAATTAAATGAACACTTTCGTATCAGCGACTCTTCATCGGGCGACCGTCACAGGCATCAACGGACCCGGTCCGATTAGCGTAACCGGAACCAAGGTTGGTGACGTTGTGGTCGCTGTAATCCTGAACGGAACCGACTCGGAGCCAAGTGTGTTAGAGCACACTATTACAGTAGCCAATCAGATTCAGCAGCTTGGGGGAGATCACACTGCTGACACTATTGTGGCAATCACAGCAAGATGATCGGTCCGGATTAAACGTTGTTTATCCTTAGGCTTATGGCACGGTAGTTGACCCGCCGTATACAATGCGCGTATGCGTATACGGATGCGACTACGCCTGTCCCTGTTTGCCACTACCGCCGCTGTCCTGTTGCCGTGCCTCGCCCCCGCTACTGACTACTACATCAATTCCTCCGGCAAAGACAGCAACGCCTGCACCTCCGCCGCCGCGCCGTGTCTGACACTGGCGCATGCCGAGTCTCTATCTGCGCCCGGTGACACATTTCATATCTCCGGCGTCAACCGCCTGTCCGCGCCGATCGCCGCCAAAAGCAACCAGGTGTTCATCGGCATGTCTACCTGCAACGCACTTGCCGCCGCCTGTCCATCCGTGCTCAGCGGCGGTGTGCCCCTGTGCGGCCAGTCCCATCCCTGTTCCGGACCCGATGCTCACGGCAACTGGTCGGTCCCGAACATGCCTCAGAACGGCCCCCAAGCTCCGGTTGCCGACTGCGACTCCGGCTGGTCCGGGTGCATTTACCCGGAAGACCTGTTCGTTGATGGCCTGCCATTGCGCCATGTTAACTCCGCTACCCTGCCTGCACTGGCCGCCGCAACATGGTGGTTTGATTACGCCCGCCACGTTATCTATTTTCACCAGAATCCGACCGGTCACTCCGTCGAATTAAGCTCGACCAGCACCGTGTTCCAGCCTAATTGCGCAAATGGCGTCACCATCCAGAACCTCACCGTCAGAGAGTTCGCTGCGCAACTCGGCCAAGGCGGCGGGATCGACTCTCATTACGGTCTCAACGCCACGCCCGCCTGCGGCGCGAACTGGATCATCCACAATTCCTATATCACGCTCAATCACAGCGCTGGCATCCGCGTCGGGTTCGGCATGCGGATCACCAGCTCCCAGATCGTCCGCAATGGCGATATCGGTATCAGTGGCGGTCTACCTGCCGGAAACAATATCACTCCCTCTGGACTATTGATCCAAGGCAACACAATCACGCTGAACAATTACGCTCATGCCGCGCCGGGCTGGCAGGCGGGCGGGATCAAGCTCGGCAACACCGCATACCCGGTGATCCATGGCAATCATATCCATCACGACAACGGCCAAGGGATTCATCTCGACGACAACAGCTACGGCGGGCTGATCGAAGACAATATTGTGGAGTATGAAGCCGACTTGGCGGGCAGCGGATCAGCCTCAGCCGGGATTGCCATCGAGATCAGCAATGGCGAATTCACGGTGCGAAACAACACTGTTCGCTTCAATGGCGCAGGCACTACGCAGGGACCGAATAACCAGATTGTGAGCGCTAACAGTAGTGGAGTCAACTGCTACTGCAACGTGATCGAAGTCGATAACGGCCCCGTCAACCATTCATGGATCGTGTTCGCATCCCCGCGCGGCAACAACGCGGCACCACCAATGCAGGGGCAGCCCGTCATCAGCATCGGGAACTGGTTCCATCACAACACCGTGATATTCGACGGGCCGACCGGAAGCGCCGGATATATGCAGGGGGATATAGGCAGGCAACCCAAGTTTTTCTCGGTCAATCACACGCCGGACTTCAACATGTACCACGCGGCGAATACAACTGTGCCCCGGTTCATGTACGACAACGACAATTCCGGGCGTAATGCCGCCAAGACATTCCAGCAGTACCAGTCGTCGGGCGCGGACGTGAACGGGACAGTCGATACCGTCTACCAGAAGGGTTACCCGAACGTGTTGTTCAGCGCCGCCTCCGATCCCTCCGATAGCGGCAGCACAGTCCAAGTCGCCGCCTCCGATCCCAGCGGCATCGCCAGTTCTACTCTGCTGATGGACTGGGCTGCGAGCGGTCAACTAATCACTGGTAGTGGTCCATTTGCGTTTGCCATACCACCCGCGCTCAAGGGTCAACACGTGCTCGCGGTGATGGTAACGGCGAAATCCGGAGTCAAGGTGTGCAAGGCGCTGACGGTGAACGTTGGCCACGTACCAGCATCGTAGGAGGACTAATACAATGGCAACCCTGATTCCAATAGCATTTGGCACATTGCAATATACTCGCGGCATGTCCTTCAACTTCATCCACTTCGCCGTGGGCCTGCTCATTCTGTTCTGCGTTCTGGCAATCCTGATTATCGGTGTGCGCTGGCTCTGCACCCTAGCGGGAATAGCAATTCCTCAGCCACTCATGGTGATTCTAGGCATCATCGTGTTTATCGTTCTGCTGCTTATGCTGCTAAACTGGTCTGGATTGGGTGTCTGGTGATAGACATGACTCGCGGCATCTGGCTGACACTCTGGTTCATTGTCGGAGAATTGACGTATATGTCCATGCGGGCGCATTTCATGGTGCGAGGGCCGCGCCCTGTGGCGACAGGGTACATCGACTTCATTAAACGCGCATGGGGGCCATTGCTATTCCGGTTCGTAGCCGAGAACGCAATATTCCAGATGCTGCTTAATCCGCAACTGGCCCCGGCGGTACTGCACGCATTCGGCTGGGAGAGCATCGCTTCCACTCTCGAACTGATGGTGAAGTTCGCTCCGGTTACCTGCATGATGGGATTATGCGGAGATGTGCTGGGTGATTTCGGTGTTGTGAAGATACCAGTATTGAGGGATATATGGCCGCAGATGCCGCCTCCATTGCCGCAAAAGGCCGTAGTTCAGTCTCAAGTAGTGGAACAGGCGACTAAGGTCACGCAGCTACAGACGACTACCACGACAATCGTTCCACCGCCCGCGCAGTAAGGAGAGCCGTGGATGCTCAGAGTTTCAATGTCGGAACTAAGTGGGTGGTTGGCGGACTTTGCTATCTTATTTTTTCTCTCACTGGCCGCGTGGCGGCTCTGGAGGCAAAAATTAACCAGCTATGCGAGAAGGCTGGGATTGATCCGATACCGCCCGACCGAGGCACAGGAGACTCAGGCGGCTAGAGAGGCGATGGCGAGATTGAGAGAACTAACCGGGAAGCCACCCGACAGCCGCGCCGACGACCGCAGAGGGTACTCCCGTATATGGAGCACTCTCCTGCTGGCTGTAATCGCCGCCAGTTGGGCACTGTGGGGAGGGATGGCATTCAGGGATCATCAGCGGATAAAGGGGCTTGAAACTCAGTTATTCAGATACCAAGCCGATACAGTAATCGAACACCACGTAAAGATTTTGGAACAGCAAAATGACGGCGATTTTACCTACATCAGCGACGAAGAACCACAGGGGGGATCGTTTCGTCCCTGTGCGGCTGACCAGCATAATGGCGTCGATACGACAGGAATACTGACCCAGGCAATCGGGTACATCGCCGACTATGCGGTATGGGAGGAGCGCGGCGTGTGCAAGAGCATTCTGCGCGCCGACTGCGGATTCTGGTTCAAGGACAGGAACAACAATTTCAAATATGCGAGGACAGATCAATGAGCACACAACCCGGAGGCCCGCCAAATAAGTGGTCGGCGTTCTCAACCAAAGGCATGACCGATCCCAGCGAATACGCGCAGGCATTATCTGACCTGTCGGCGCAGGGATACACAGGTCCGGTTACTACTGTTCCTTCACCTGTGTATGGCGAACAGGCGGTCAACGTGACTTGGGTGGCAGTCGGAGGATACACAGGTACGGGTGAAGATGAGAAGTAGAAACGGCACCGGTTTTGTTGACCGGCATCTGGCTACCGTCATCACAGTCGTAATTCTGCTCGGCGGACAGATTGCCAGTTTCGCTGTACTCCAGTCGCGTGTCAATTATCTCGAAGACCAAACCAAGGACGTGGTGCGGCGGAGCGAGCACACAGAGATTACGCGGCGCGTGGAAGCTCTGGAGACGCAACTGGTGCCGCGCAGCGAGCATTTACTTCGGGACACGGAACTAAACAAGCGGCTGGACCAGATTCAGGACAGCATCAAGGAGGTACGGGACCGGGTAGAGATCATTGACAGCCGTCAGAGAAATGAGCATCGCTGACGTGCGTTACTTTACTACTATCAGCGGGATACTGGAATGTTTCCACTACACGCCGTCGCCTCAGCAAGCCTCGTCCGGGCACTGCATCCTCAGCACGATCACGGTGCTCAGCCATAATCACACTCCCACGGAATTCGCCGATGCATTGCAGTCCGCCGCTCTGTGGTTTCTACAAGTGGATAGTGGCGATATAAAGCCAGCGCGGTCCGCAGCGCCACACAGCCATATCGGAAAGCATGTGCCGCCTGCGCCGCCGACTCACTGCCCGCACGGCCACGAGTACACACCGGAGAACACGTACCACAGACCGGGCCGCCAGGGGATAGCATGCAGGACATGCGCAAAGAACAGGCCAGCTAAATCGAGGCCGATAAAGACCGAATCTGAATCATCGGCTGAATCATCGGCTGCTGGCGCTTCGGGTGTATCATAGACGCGAGCCGCGAACCGCGAATACAGACTATCAACTATGGATGCCGTCTCCGAAGCCCGATTGCGACAGGTATGTCCGGCACTAGCCGCTAAAACTCACACTCTCGCCGCCATGCTGGAGCAGGATAACGTGTATATCCGCGTCGTACAGGGTATGCGGACATGGGCAGAGCAGGACACGCTGTACACTCAAGGCAGAACCGCTCCGGGTAACATTGTCACCAACGTTCAAGGCGGATACAGTTATCACAATTACGGCTTGGCCGTTGATTGTGTGCCATCCCAGTTCGCACCCGATAAGCCATACTTCCCTGACTGGAATTCATCCCACCCGGTATGGAAAAGTATGGAGGCCAAGGGTATCAGTCTGGGACTGGATTCAGGTGTATTGTGGCGGACCTTTCCGGACGCGCCGCATTTTCAGCTCACCGGGCCTTGGCCGGAAGGCGAGCCAGACGACAATCTGCGGCAATTGTTTATGGACGGCGGCATACAAGCCGTGTGGCAGGAAGTAGGACTGATTTGAAACGCCAATTCAGAGCGCAGCTACGAAGAGGTGAGACTATGAGTACGGACACGAGCACGAACACAAGCGCGAGCACGGGCACAGGTACGCCTGCGAATATAGTACCGGGCGACAGACCAGATACTAATCCACTCGCCGATCCGCCGAGCACAGGTCAGCAGGCAGCGGCATCAGGCGCTTCAATCGCCAAGACTGATCCTACTGTGTCCGCCGATCTCAGCGCGTTCATCTCCGGACTATCCCCGGACCAGCTCGCCAAAGTCCGAAAATTGGCCGCATCGCAGGGTATATCTACCGGGCCGCGCAAGGGTCCGGGCGGCGGTCTGCTGGTCGAAATAGAAATCCCCTTGGAAGCCTGCGAGCCGATGCAAACTTGGGCTGAATCCGCCGGGGAGCCGTTTGATAGTTTTGTCCGTAAAATAGCGGCGGACGCAATCACCAATTACTGTTTTGGAGACTGGTCAGCGGTCCGTCCCGCTGAACAAACGGCCCCAGCAGTTAGCACCACTGGAGCCGCAGGTCAATAGCGCAACGCAGTTCGGCGCAGCCAAGCACGGCCCGTCAAAGCGGGACTCAATACAGCACAGCACAACTCGACTCAGCTAAGTAAATCTAGGCCAATCGAAACGGAGCCAAGCATAACCCGGCGTATCTCGGCTATGCTCAACTAAACATAGCTTAGCGAAGCAGAACGAATCCGGGCGGAACTCAACACGGCAAGGCAAATCCCGGCTCGCCTCACCTGTTTAAACTTCCGATGTCTTGAACCCTACCACAAGAAATCGCCCATACGAAGGACGGGAATCGGCTAAACCGATAACTTTCCCACTGAGTTGAATAAGGTCATTCAAAAACGAAGGGCTGATGTATTCCGGTAGCACCACCTGCAAGTGAAACTGTGCCCGCCATCCCGCGTGAAATGCCGGACGCGACCGGGTAATCGAATTTCTCTGTACCGTCATGCGGCGGCGATCCAGATAGTCCCATTCCTTTGCTAGCTTGCCGGATGCACTCGTGATTGGCACCAGTTCGTCGATAGAAAATATTCCAGCTTTCGCCAAGTCCGAAAATGATTTGCGCGGCGATCTCGGGTCTTGGCGGAACTTGGCGGCATGCAGCACGGCCTGCCGCAGATATTCTCCCGGAACACAGATGATTCCCTTGTCGTCGCGGCTGACAAACGATTCCACGTCGTCCGTATTTTTCGCTTTTGATCCTTTGGCTGACGCGGACTTGGCCTCGACTGATTCCACGTTCCAGCGGTGAAAAATGATCGGGCATACGCCCTGTAGGTCGATATGCGCGACATAAGGCTCGGTCATTTCTATCTGACTGGACGCTCCGTTGCTCGTATTGGACAGATGGTCTTTGTTACCGCTTTCGAGTACACTTTTTGGCATTGCGTGATTCTACTTTAAATTTGGCACGACAGCGAGACGTAGCTCGGCTCGACTAAACCGAACGATACAAAACACGACTTAACCTGACCCGGCACAACGTAACCTAGCGCGGCTCGACCAGGCAGAGCGCAACTGAATACACCACAGCACGGCTTGGCGGAACGGATCACAACTTTTCAAAAACTCTGATCTTCACTCTCCTGTACCCCAGCCATTTCACAATCTTCCCCGTCAACGGCTCTCCTCCCAGCGCCTTTGATAAAAACGCCGGAGACACACCGATGCGCCGAGCCAGCGCGGATTGATGCATATCGCCAAAGTGAAGGTGTTTTTTAAGAAGACTACGAAGGTGCTGTTCCGTATAATGCTTGTGCCCGCTCACATGAACAAATTAACTTAATTAAGTTAATCAGTCAAGGAAAAAATAGCGGGCCGGAAGACCATCGAAGATTGGAGTCTCCCGGCCTGATACAAACCACAGCAAGACTCGGCGCAACGCGGCATGACATGGCTGAGCTGAGCGGATACATAGCTGAACACGGCTAAGCATGGCACAGACAGACAACAGTATAGTAACATTCACGCGAGAGGAATTGACTATGCCTGCCGGAAATCTTCCGCCCCAAGGAACGCTATATATCAAGAACTTCGGTGGGACGCGGTGGAGTCAGCCAAATGGCCCTAACACAACGGTTTTTCCGCAACAGCAGGTTAACCAGCCGTTTTTGGCTTACCCTACGAGCGGTCAAATTTGGGCCGAAAATTCAGGTTTATGGGTTTGCGGCTGCGGTCACTGGCAGAATTGCATAACAATATTTCGAGACTATGACAACGTACAACAGATAAGCGTAGCAGTGATTGCTTGCAGCTTGTGTTCGTTTATACAGAGGTACCAGTCGCCTTACGAGTCCATCACCGACCCGATGAGGTTTCCGGTGATCATTCCATAGCCTATTATCCTGTCATAGCCGTAGCCGCCATGCACGCCTCGCACAGTTCCAGCATCCTGTGCATCGACACACCTAGTCCATCTGTAAACTTCGGCATTAATCTTACATAGGGTATGGTGTGCCCGCGCTCGATCCGGCTCAGGTACTGCCTGCTCACGCCTACCTGATGAGCATATTGGCGTTGTGACAGACCGTTTAACTCGCGCAGAGCGGTGATAATGAGTGGAAACCAGAACGAGTAGGAATCGTAGTGTATGCATGGAGATACTACTGATGTAGCCAATACGTCCGATGCAGGCAAAGTCTCTTCGCCCTTGTTCTTGTCTTTATCCTCGTCCTGCTTGTACAGCCATTTCCCGCACCTCCGGCACTTGCGGGACACAGTTTCGTACTGATTGAGATTGCAATACCGGCAGTGGACCGCGATACGGTTAGACGCATTCACTGAGCGCGAGCCGCCTAGTTGATCGCGTGCTGGGCATACGAATTTCCCAGCGCCGCATTGAAATCACGCTTGAACTGTTTCGGCGACCGCTGTACGGGATTCGACGGCAACTGTTTCGCCAAACCCATCTTCATCGTCTTGGCTGTCTGCGCCGCCGGGGACACAGGGGCAGGCAGTTGCGTCATAAATCCCGACAGAGTAGTCGTAATCACCCCCAATAACCCTTCTATAAGCGAACTGAGCCTGGCATCGGGGATTGACAGGTCCGACCATAGCTTCTGGATATTGGCTTCGAGCACGGTCATGGTTTCGGATATCGCTCCGAGCAATCCTGTTTTTTGTCCCGCTGGGGCATTCTGATATTGCGACACCGCCGCCGACAAATCGGCGAATGCCACTTTGATAAGAGCGATGATCCCGGACACTCCCGCCACGGCAATCCCGTTTCCGGTAAGTATTGACAATACCGCTGATACGGCTTGCAGCCCGACCGGGACGTACTTTTCGATATTGGCGAACACCGAAGAGAAAGTGCAGGCGGATTCAAAGGGGATACTCACGCTCATGCCGACAGCGGTGGCAATAGAAGCGGTTGCAAACTTGCGGCGGGTAAGCATCATTGGATGTTCTCCTGTATATGTATATCTCTATTGGCCTTGAATTGTACTCTCTTGCGGCTGCGAACGCTTGTCGAGGAAAGGCTGCAACATTTTCCCGAGACACTCCTGTCCGCAGATATGCTTAATATCAATACTGGTATCTTTGCTGCCCTCCCCATCACACTCGCCGTAGAAAAACTCCCAGTGATAGATATGGAATGCCTCGCCGATCCGGGCTACGAACCAGTGGTTCGCTTGCTGCCGCTCCCTACCGCAAGCATCGCATTTGTATGCTTTGATCTCCATCATCACTCAGCTTTACCCGTGCTCCGAGACTTGCTCCACACCAGATACGGTCTCCGCTGATGCGTATGTATCGGTATCTCCCGGCAGCCGTTCTCGACGCACCTGTACACTGGCTGCCCGCCACTGACATCGGTGTTGTACTGAGATACTGCATCATCGGAGCGTAAAGGCCGTGAGGTGCGGGGACTGGATTTCATACGGTGCGATCGAGCAGAAGACGAAGATGAAATAGTCATCAAGACGCGATACCTTTCAACGATCCTAAGTAAAACTGTGATACCGGGCGGCTGTCAGTCCGTGAACTGTAATCCGTGCTCACAGCATATGCCTGTTGGCGTTATGAGTGGCCGCCCGGTGCGAACTAATATTCGGCAGTCCCATCGGTTTTTTCTCTCTGCCCGATCCACCGCATGCCTGCGATGCCCCTAGTTGCGTTGGACATGTGAGCGCTCACATGCAACGTTCCCTATCCCTTCTATCTGCTCTCCTTCGAGAGTAAGTGTAGGAATCGGTATTCGGGTACTGTTGACCATATCAGCCTCGGGCCAAGCGGGCTTTGAGACTGCCGAAACCTGTATTAATGATCTTTCTTTGGCTTGCCGATCTGAACGTAAGTGACCTCCGGCCCGACCTCGGTGCAGTGTGCAATCGTATCCGCTGAAACACCCGCGCCCAGCAGTCTCTCAGCGCTAATCTTCCGGCTCCCCTGCTTGGTGATCCTCTGCACAGGATAGCCTTCGCACTCACATTCGGCACAATCGGCAATAAGCATGGCGGCTTCGAGGCCGTCTTTCAGGTCCGCCTTGATCTTCTCGCGGAACTTTATTTCGGCGTCCAATTCCTTATACTTGACGACCATCTGATCGAACGACAGCTTCGCCTTCTTGCCATCCTTGCCTGTAATCTCATGGCGGAACCGTTTGAGTTCCGGGACCGTATCCCATTCCGGCGTCGGCAGCGACTGCTCGATCTCACTGGCGAGGGTTGCGAGTTGCGAACGATTGAGGCTCATAAAATTATTCAACCTTCCTTTGTCAAACTTGCCGGCGATACCACAGCTATCCGTCCGGCCTCGCTAAATCCCTTGTCGATCAATACATGCGCTGTGGGCTGCGGCCCAACGAGGTAATGAATGTGCTCTATACGCCCAGTCTTTCCGGCATGCGGATGAGGCGATCCGTCTGGCTTATTTTCCGATACCCGGACACGCATGCCGATCTTAGCTTCTTTGGCTGTCATATCACTACAATGGTACAAGTTCGTTTTCGGTAAAATATTCCTCGCGCCCATGAACACCGGACGACACGATACGCAGGAACTGCCTGTTGAAATCATGCTCAGCTGGCATGCTCTCATGAGGAGTGAAGATACCAATCTTGTGCACCTCGCCGCTTTTAATAAACGTGGCATTGCTATACGGATACAAATCAGCCATATACCCGATATCGCCATCCGGTGAGGTATTCTCATGCTCGGCGTCCCACACCGCGCAGCTGTCGTCAAGATTATTAGCCAGGAGTATCTGCGTATCGCGGTCTAGCGTTACGCGGTGAGGTGGCTTGTGCCAGCCTCCGCTGCCCCAGCAGTAAATCCGGTTCGGGTCGCGGCCCACTTCTGTATGTAATGCCCGCCCATATTTTGCCCGTGCTCCCCGGTGAGGGGTCCCGGCGGTGACAGGTGACTCATCAATGGTCAGGAATCCGATGCGTCCACGTTCGATAACCAGTTCGGCCAGGATGTCACGGTACGGAGCATAATCTCTGAGAACAGAATCGGGATCGCCTTGAATGTACGGCATCATGAGACACCGGATGCCGGAGTACTCTGGAAACGTTATGGACTGTCCGGTATTCATGTCCCTATACCCCTGTCCCCGCCGCTATGGCATCCGCTTTCACAATCATCATCTGCCCCTCGGCGTTCGCCTTAATCAGCAGCATGTCTCCGTCCTTGATCCCGGTCAGCTCAGCCACATCAATGGGAATGGACATCAGCAGCATGTTGGTCTTGTAGCTGGACCGCCAGACTTTGACAGACCGGGTGACAGTGATCGACACATCATCTACGGCATCCACGGTTACGCCCGCCGATCGAGTACGCCCATTCGGATCTGTGACTGAGGATGACATTGCCAAGTGTGCCTATTCACTATTATTCGTGAATCCCTGTACTGACAGGAGAGTAGTGCAAGTCGTATACGATGTCAAGGAAAAAAATATCAGGGCGTGACAGCATCACTTGGAGCGCTTGACGCACTATCCGGCGTATGATGCACCTTGCATAATCTCACTCGCACCCTGCCCAGCGGCCCTACAACCCAGTATTCATGCGTATCATTGGAGCTTCCGCAATTTATTTTCGATTGCCGCAGGCGATTATGTGAATCGACCAGTACTGTCCTCATCACCGCCGCGCAGTTCAACTTCGCATGACTGTCCTTAATCTCCACTGCCACTGGCATCGACATTGATCCGTGCCTCCCATTCCTGCTGCATCTCCCCGTCGATATGCGTATTCTGCCACGGCACTCCCTCAGCCTTGGCGGCGCTCACTTCATCACGGAACTCGGCGTCTTTTTCGGCCATGTACTCGTCCCACTGCAATTTCTCGCGCCTGTCTTTTTCCCGCATATACCACTCTTGCTTACTGCTGACCCAGCCGTGATCCTTGAATCCCATGATAATCAAATTAGACCAGTGACAGTTGAGCCGATTGCCGTCTTTATGGTGAACGGATTCGTCTTTCTTCAAATCCCTGCCGATCATCGCTGCTGCAATTAGCCTGTGTAGGAGTTGGTGCCGGAGGGGACCCGCCGACATACGCGGATAGCCTTTTTTATGGATGTGCTGACCGTTCCTGTATTTCGCCATCGGCAGCCCAACGTCCAATTGCCCATCACCCGCGATTACAACTTTGCTCCCCGTTCCCGCATCCACTTCTGCTGCTCAGGTGTCAGCCTCCCGAACATCGCTTTCACCTGCGACCGCTGCCAGCTCCGCGATATTTGCCCCATAATGTTCCAGTCCTCGACCGGTAATATATCCGCCAGTATATCCGCCGCGCTCTGAGCCTCGGCAATGGTTGCAAACGGCCCCAGCAAAAAGTACCCGCTCTGTACGTGGGTCAGATTGTACCCCGATGCGGACGATACGCGCACATCCGGCACACAGGGAGTGATTGCGATCTGAGTAACACTGGTCGGGATGCATACCGATTCAACACGCTCGGTGACGATCCAATCTCCAGCGGAATTCTTGCGGCCCATTGCGACGGTAACGATGTCCATTATGCTTACCCTCTGTACCTGACTAGCTCCGTCGCATACGGCGTCATCAAAGTGTGTCGCGGCGTCCCATCGCTATTCATTCCCCAACACCACAGTTCGGGTAACGCCGCCACTATACGCTTAGTCTCATAGGGAAACCAGCGGCCATTGCGTCCCCAGGCGGCGGCCACTTTGCTCACCTCGAACAATTCACAGTAGCTTACAAGATTGCTCGCGTCGTTAAACAGCCCTATCGGCGCATAAGCGTTCCTGCACGCCACCGGATCAGTAGACCTTAGCGCGGCGACATTGAGCTTGAGCACTCCACCAAATCCTAGGCGCTCGCCGAATCCGATATCTTTGCGAATCGTCGGGTCGTTATCGCGCTCATCCGCGACCGAGGGATTGACTCCGATATTTCCCATGATGGGCAGCGAGTAATCCCAGATGCGGATTAGCCAATATCTGTACTTACGGTCATCGGAGAGGAAGGCATCGGTATACATAGATAATTGTCGATCAGTGCGCCGTCCCCCAAGACATCCCGAACCCGCCATCGGCCAGCACCGGAACTCTCAACTTGACCGCATTACACATAATCCGGGTACAGGTCTCATCAACATCTTTCTTCAATCCTGCATCATCCGGCAACTCAAACAGCAATTCATCGTGCATTTGCAACAACGACTTTACCTCTATATACACCTTGCACACTTCCCGCCACACCACCGCCATGCACCGCTTAATCAGCGACTGTCCGCCGCCCTGTGTATGCATGACATAGCTCATTCTCTCCGCGCTTTCCCTGACCCGCTTGTCCGGACTCCATACCTGAGGCAGATAGATGATCCGGCCACCAATAGTCTCGCGCGCTAGTCCTGTCTGCCGCGTCTCTTCCATACACTCCTCATGGAACCTCTTTACGCCCTTGTACTTCTTGAACCACTCCGCGCGCATGATTACACAATCATCCACCGTCCAAGGTTCGCCATCCGGTCGCCGACATCGATTGAGTATCATGTAATTAACCAGACCGTGTTCGGTGATACCGTTGATGATACCGAACGCCGCGTGCTTGGCCACAATCCTCCGATAGTCGTTGATCTTACCGTTAGCTCCCACGCTCAGCGCCGACATCGGCACCGAGAATATGCTGCACGCAGTTTCAGCGTGAATGTCGCGGTTTTCATGGAACAGCCAGCACAGTTCCTCATCGCGGGAGTCGTGCGCCATAATACGCATTTCCAGTTGGTTAACGTCAATGTCATACAGCACGCACCCGGACTCGGCAATAAACCCGTCACGCAGTTGCTTCCCCAGATCGGTCATAATCGGAATCTGGTGCAACGGCGGATCAGCCATTGCCAGCCTGCCCGTCGTAGTGCGAGTCGATCGTATCGTGGACCGCACTCTACGGTCGCCAACTGTACAGAGTAACCGTAGTGGTTCCACATACGTCCCTCTGATCTTGCTGGCTTCGGTGAAATCCATGATGTGCTGGATGACCGGATGCTGGCCTAACAGGGATTCAAGGCATACGGCATTCACTGATCCGCGTTCACCACTGTCCGTATACTTTGGCGGCGTCATTCCCAGTTTGCCGTAAAGTAATTCTGCAACCTGGTCCCCCGATGCCGGATTGACATCTTCACCAGTTAGTTTGAATATCTCAAACTGGGCCCTAGACATCTGCGCTTCGCACTGAGCTTCGATATCGTCCCAAAATGGCGTGTATGCCAGCCTGATCCCGTTCTGCTGCATGGAATCCAGCATGGGCAGGATCGCATGGTCGATTTCGGCGATCTGCTCAAGTCCCATATCCTTGATCTTTTGCTCTAATATTGGAGCCATGCGAAGTGTGGCATCGCTATCCCTGATCGCATACCTCTGCGCCTTGGCATACGGCACGTCATCCAGAGTAGCGTCCGGCATGTCGCCCATTGCCGTGATCACGGGTGCCGCTACTTCCGGAGACTTGCTTACTACCTCGCGCCAGCGCTTCCGTAAATCCACTTCCTCTTCGCGGTCCCCTATCTGCCACTTGGTCCAGTCATCGAGTATCTTGTTGATGCGGAAATTAACCGATCTAGGCTTATACACTCGATATGTCCCACGTTCAGCGATTACCTGTGGTTCGGCTTTCGGCCACTCTTGGTCCGCCGCCGCCAGCAGATAGTTCATGGCTTTATCCAGTCGGGCATCGCGGACTATATCGTCATAGTCATCCTGGTGCATGCCGCAATTTCTATACGCCGATGGCTTCAAGCCTTGGGGGGCGACACAAAGCAAATAACTATAGATCATCAGATCAACATACTGCCCGTCTTCCAGTTCAATTCCTAACTCTCTCAATACGCCTAAATCATGCAGTGCGTTCCAAAGGTAAACTTTGTCCTTGAACCTGACTCTCCATCCGGGCTTGAATAATCTCCCGGTTCCCGGTCGCGTACTCGCCGTCATGCACCACGGGTGCTCGCGGCTGCCTTCGGTGTCGCATCCGGCAGGCTTGTTGATGATGACTGTGCCGCCTGTATACGGGTAGTCGCGGTAATCCTCTTTTCCGGCATAGGGATCAGGTTCGCGCACCGCGATTTCGTGATCGAGGAGTCGGCCCAGTTGCAGAACATCATCAAGGATCAGTGGCATGGAGTCCGGAGCATGCACAGCCCCGGCGGGATGCAGGAGAGGAATGATCGTCCATCCACCGTCGCGGGGCAGTTCGCCGCCGAATAGCGCATCTACATGCTGAGGTATCCCGTGTACACGCTCCATCTCAGCGGGACCGTTGCCAAGTACATGCTCGACGGCGTATGCACCGACTAGCCCGATCACTTCCGGATCACACATCAAAATGTCAGCGGCCAGCGCATCATGGTCGCGGGCGATCTCTTCGGTGGTCGGTTTGGAATATTCAGTAAACGTGGATACCAGATTATTGATCCGGCATTCGGAGCGTTCGACGTTGGCGGCAGACAGGCATACTGACAATATCTGCCCGGACTTACCGACAAAGGGCACGCCGCGCCGCGCTTCATCACGTCCCGGTTTTTCACCTATCAGATAGACGCGGGCGGGAACCGGACCAACAGGAGGGACTGGTCGCAATGGCCGATTGGCAAATGGATCGTAGCGGCGGAATGACGGACGTGTGCTCGTGCCTGTGCTCGTGCCTGTGCTCGTGCCTGTGCTCGTGCCTGTGCTCGTGCCTGTGCTCGTGCCTGTGCTCGTGCCTGTGCTCGTGCCTGTGCTCGTGCCTGTGCTCGTGCCTGTGCTCGTGCCTGTGCTC